CCACGCTCTGGGAAGAAGGGGGCAGGGGGGTTGATGGGCGGGGCGCTCTCAGTAATTCTCGATTCACCCAAGGGAAGAGCCTATATGTGAACCATGAAAACTCTCTGATGATCGGAATACGCGCGTGGGAACCAATCGACCCCGCCTATTCGAGCAAGTGTAGTGCTGAAGCGAGCCCAGCAAGCAATACGGCTCAGCCCATGATTGGGTAAGGGCTTGTATTCTCTTTAGGTTGCAAGCAGCTATCCGATTGAGGCGCAAAAAAGGATACACCTGGCGGAGGGTATGGGCCGCCATGCAAGCTGGAGACGCCACTCTGTCAAATGTCGGTACTGTCTGAAATCGTGTTGGTGCCCCTGCCGCCTATTCCGCGATTTCCAGTAGATGTACTTGGGAGGAGTCTGGGTAGATGAAAGCTAGGTCAGATTCGAATTTCTCATCCACCGGAAGGGGAAGGCCAGGTAGAGCGCGTCCAGACGCATATTTGAAACCAGAGGCTGTCGCCGGGTTGAAGGTAAAGAATGTGGGCCCAGTCACTCCCTCGGGAGTGATTACGAGCAGCGTCGCTGAGTGTGCGCGCAAAACCCCAGCTAGTCCACAAGAAAATGCATTCACATTCCCGATAAACAACAACCTGAGCCTAGTAGATTCTTTTATGAATTTGTTAAGTATCAGGTTGGCGTCTGGTAGCGAGATATCTGAACCTGTTCCAAATGAAGGCATGTTTCTTCTCCTTATTCCGATTTGTGGTGTGATCCAAGCAAAATACTGGGCAGATGCATTAGGTCTGTCCAGTGCTCGTTCCTTCGAGTTGATTGAACCGCTGTTATACGGTCCCAGAAAGCAGTTCGCTTCGGTGGTGAGTTGAAAATAGCCTTGAACACGATTCGCCAATTCGGAAATGAACTGGTAGGCATCGCCAGGGCTCCGCTTGCCGTAGGTGCCGAACTTATAGGCGGTATTGTGCTTGCAGCGGATGCAGGTCATGGGCTTTTTCTCCTTGCGTTGAGCGGAGAAAAGAGCCACACTATCTATGGGTCTAGGGCGTGGCTCACTCCGCGCTTTGGATTAGCCCCGCGACCTGTTAGCGCAGGAAGCGGGGCGTTGATTAAGGGGCTATACCTACCCCGGTGGTTCTACGATGATTTCTATCGTTTCACCAGCCTCAGTACGCGTGATCTTAATCGTGATGCGCATTGCGGTTTCCTCCTTTCCCGAGCGTCCCGGTGTGTTCAAGACACCGGGCGTTCGTATTTAGTGCCAAAGTCACAGAATGTGTCTGGTCTTCTGCTTGAAATACTCCACTTGCAGCTTCCGATCAACCTTGGACTTATCGGGAGCGGGGTCCGTCGATCTTCCAGACCAGCAGTAGGTATCCTTCCCATTGACATTTCCAGCGGGCTCCACATCGCCCTTGGCAAGAAGGCGTTTTGTAACTGTGTGAACCGAGGCCAGAAGGTTTCCCCACCGGCCTGCATAGCCCATGCTGTCGATGCGTTCCTTCACATCCTGAAGGGTCATACCTGGGCCTCCAACGGCACTCTTATATGCCAACCGAATCACTTCAGTCAGACCGAGCGTATCCTCTTCGACAAACTCAGGCTCTCCGCAGAGGCGGCTCAGAACAGTAACCGTCTGACGCAATTCTGCAATCTGCTTGTTCGCACGTTCGGCTTTCGCCTCCGCATCGCCAAGATCAGCTATGGCCTTCGTCAAATCCAACTTGGCCTGCTTCAACGACTCTTTGTAGGTTTCAAGTGTCATGGAAGGAGATTAGAATATGTCAACTAAAATTGTCAATACAAATGTCAATTATTCTGTAAAAATGTGGGAGCAGGCTCTCCTTGACGCAGAAGACGGTCTCCGCAATGCAAGCAGGGAACTGGCAAGTTGGAAACAAACGACTCAAATCATCCGCAAGAAAATTGCTGATGGCGCACCGTGGCCCGGAAGCTCACAACCCGATGCAACACGGAATTAAGACAGTACCCCATTTCGCAGGCTGGAGACGCTGAACTCCGTTGAATGTCTCGATGGTCGAATCGAGTGGGGTGGCAAGGGACCAGCAGCTAAACGGGGGAGGAGCTTCGGCTTCTCCCCTTTTGCTTTGGAGGCTCATGGCTCACGTTGAGACTGTGACGACCGGCTTTCGTGTAATCACTCATGTTCGTGGCCGGGTGTACCGGCATGATGGCCAGAAGCGCAAGCAGCCCGAGCAGAGCCTCAACAGCCGGATCCGTGGAGCGGCCAAGCAACGCCGGCGGGTGTGCCTGCTCTCGACCAGGGATGCAGGATGGCTCGAAGAGTATGCAATCAGCCAGCCATGCTTCGGTCCAGGCTGCACACACGCGCACCACACGCGCAAGGAGATCGAGCGGATGGTTAAGCTCGGGATGCTGCGCTGGGTGGGAGACGCCAAGGCCCAGAACGTGGCCGCTTTTGTCGATCCGCGCCACTGGAAGGGCGTCAGAGGGTCAATGCAGCTCGTCCCCCTTGGCTCCGGCATGAGCCAGCTCGAGCGGCGTGGCATCCAACAGAGAGAGGTCGGCGCCGGGGTTTCTGCTGCTTCCCGCGGCTAGGGGCTGGTTGGAGCAGAGCAGCGTCAAACCGGCCCACGACGAGTAATTGTAATCAAAAACAGGCTCTACAAGGCTCCAGGAGCGACCGATGGACACTCGGACGACCCGTAGCACGGCGGAAAACCCGGTAAAAAGCCTGCTTTACCATCATGAGCGGCTCGGTGCGCTTGAGTGTATGGGCTGCTTTGAGATGGTCGAAATCCCGATATTCGCTGTCATCAAGCAGGGTCAACCGCCGGTCAGGATCAAGGGCGACCCGCTGAATCTCCTGCTTTGGCGGGAGCTGATTGAGATGGACCACGAGCCATGTATGCAGTTCAAGGATGATTGTATTGCGCGCCAGGCGCGTGAGTATCGGAGCCCGCAGTATCCGTTTGTTGGACCTGTCCGGCGGGCGACGGCATGAGCGTTTACGGCTGGCTCGGCCTCGCGATGATCGTGTTCTACGTCGGCTTGATCCTCTACATCATGCTGGCGTCGGCCAAATGCCAGCCCGTGGAAGACTTCAACCAGCCGGAGCTGGAGAGCAAGCCGAAGGAGAACCACCTATGAGCAGCACCGCAGCGCAGCCCGCAGCACCGCCGAGCGAAGTGATTTTCGGCATCGCCAAGAAGATGCACCTGGAGCTTGAGAAGCTCCCCCTGCACACCCACGCCATCGTGATGAACATGCTGCGCGGGATGGTCGAGCACCGCAAGGTGGAGCTGGATAACCAGGTTCAGGAGGCGCAGATCAAGGCGCAAGAGGCTGCTATGGCCGACGCGCGCAAGGCGCACGCCGAGGCCCAGGTGAAGCGGGAGCAGGACATCGCGGCCCAGATCATGCGGGAGCAGGCCCAAGCTGCCACACCGGTGAAGGCTCCGCGGTTGTCGATCGTGCTTGGCAAGGACGAGGAACAGCAGCCCGCTCAGGAGTTGGTCGCGACGCTGTAACTCAGCGTCGCATGGGTCCGGTCATCATCCCGTAGCTGCTGCGGTATTCGGCGAGGGTTCTGTCGCTGATGTGCGGGTGTTGGGGCGGTTTGGTATTCGATGGGCTTTGGGTCATTCGGCCTGAGGGACCAGCGGTAGGGGGTTTCGGTGTCGGAAGCATCGGAATCTCCTTCTGTTGTGCAGTGTAGTGAGGGGCGAGTGGGAATTTCTGAGCAAAGGAGACCACAGTGAAAAAGTGGCTGATAGGGCTGGTCTGGATGTTGATGGCTGTCTTAGCCGAGTGCGCCTACGCCCAGTACGCGACCCTTACCGGCACTCTCCAATCCTCGAACGGCCTTCCAACATCGAACTACACGATCAGTTTCACGCCAACACAGTGGGGTTTTATAGGCGGGTCGGGAGTTGTTGTCAACACCCAGACCTATTGCGCCACCAGCGTCGACGGCTCAGTTGTAGGCATCACCAACCCGCTCACCGGTACGACCAACACAGCGGCCTACTCAGGCGGCACCCTGTCAGCCGGCAACTACTTCGTCGTCTACGCCTGGTATACATCGACCGGCACGGTCACGCTGGTTTCTCCTGAGACCACGGCGCAGCTCACAGCCCAGGGCAATCTGCAGGTTGCTCTGCCGGCTGGAGGACTCCCGGCCGGCGTGACTGGCTACAATGTCTACATCTCGACCACATCCGGCGCTGAGACGTTGCAGGGCTCGGTCGTAGGCAATGGCGTCTACACCCAGTCCATCCCTCTGGTCACGGGCGCGGCCGTCCCTGTGTCGAACAACACGATCTGCAAAGAGGTCGCCAATGACGCCATCTGGCCGGTCGGCACCGGTTACACCGTCTCAATCACGGATCCCAACGGCAACACCCAGCCGGGCTACCCAATGGTCTGGCAGTTGCTCGGACCGAACACGACCATCAATCTCTCCAATGGCCTGCCGTACTACCACGGCGTCGTCACCTACCCGGTTCCGATCCTCGCATCTCCGCTCAATCACACAAATCAGTCCATCTCCGGCGTGTTGAGCCTCGGCTCCTACTGGATGACGGCGGGCGGATACAAGATCAACGGCTCTGGGGGCACGGCTGGATACTGCCTCGGGTCGGATGGATCGTACTACGACACGCCGATCTTGTGCGGAAACCACTACCAGACCGTGCAGGCGGCTGGATCCGCGGTCGCCCAGGAGCCGATTCTCAACTTCCTCGCGCCATTAACGGCGGTGGACGACTCGAGCCACACGCGCACGAACGTCGGTCTGGCCATCCCCAAGGTTCAACTCTCCCTGCCCGCGACGCTGATCACGGCCAACACCTGCTCATCGACCAGCACGGCAACCCTGGCAGGTGTTACATCGACATCTACGTTCTCGACGGCCTTTGCCACTAGCCCGGTCGCGGCAACGGGCTGGGGCGCGAATGGCGGTCTGGTCGTGGAGTTGTGGCCGGATGCGTCGCCCAACACGGTCGACTGGGCCATTTGCAATCAGACCTCGGGCAGCATCACCCCGACGGCCATTGTTCTCAATGTGGGGGTCAACTAAATGCGCGAGAGGCTGCGGCTGGCTTGGGAGGAGTGGCTATGGTTCAAAGAAACAAAACTGCACAACTTTATTTGGCTGCTCTTATCTTTGACGACTCAACAGGGGTGGCGTAATTTCATCTCCATCCGGAGAGCGCGCAAGATTATCGCCAAGCGCAAATTGAACGTTCCAGCCAAATCAATAGGGCAAATTGGCGGAGGGAAAAGCGAGCGGACCGGGTTGATCGGCAATCGATACGACCCAGATGGTGGCAGCTATCCCTTGGGTGGCAACTGATGACGAGACGGCTTCTCATCATCCTGGCCAGCCTCGTACTGGCGGCCACGGGGCATGGCTGCGCCGATGCGGCCTATGCTCAAGCCGTCGGCGCCACAGGAAGGACCACGAGCAGCGGCACCAGCACCAGCACATCGACCTTCTCACTCACCGCCCTTGGCACGATCACCTGCTCGGGAATGACCTGTTCCTACACGTCGGGGACGATTTCACCTAGTTCGCAGGTAGTTTCCGGCACGCTGGCGTTCAATTCGACGCATGACGCCAGCATGACCATCGGCGGAACCTCGGGCGGCGGAACAGGACAAGTCCAAGTGAGCTGCGATGGTGGCAGCACCTGGAACGCAATTGCCATTGGCAGCGGAAGCGTCGGTAGCGCAGTTAGCTACACCTACCCCACCCCACATTGCACCGGCGTCACCAATCTCAACACGCTTGAGTTCCGCGAGTTCCTCGGCGGCGGTGGCACGACTGGTTTCACCATGGCTCTCACGTCTCCCTCCCAGGTCACAATTAGCTGGTAGCGGGGTCCACAACTCAACATCTAACCCATTCCAAGGAGAATCGTCACCATGCGCTCAATCAAATCTGCTTCGGGTTTCGTCGTAGTCGCGCTCGTCGCTATGGTCGCCTTGTGCGCGGCCCCAGTGGCGGATGCGCAGCAGGGTCAATCCTACCTCCAACGCTGGCTATTCGCTTCCGACTTCGGCCAGTACAGCATTCACAGCCAGACGTCAGGCACCTATTCCTGGAACCCCGGCTCAATCTGCCAGATTGGCGCCGTCGGCACGGCTCCGCAGTTCTTTGCCTTCGCCACCACTGAGCCGGTTGAGGTCATCGATCAGGTCAACCCGGCCCTCAATGAGATTGTGACCCCCTCATCGGTGACGAACACCAATGCATCCTGCGGATTCGCGGCGTCTCTCGCCAATACCCACTACGGGTTCTATGTCACGTCGGGCACCGGCGGGCTCCAGGAGGCGGTGAACTCGGTCAGCTCCACAGCGCCATACAAGACGATGATCTGGATTGATCGCAACTGGTACGCGCTGGCCAATGCGCTTCCCAGCCCGACTACTCCGGCGAGCATCCTTGCGGCGCTGACCGGCAATGCCAATGCGGTGGTGATTGACAATACGACTCAGCCGTTCACCTTCTATACCTACAACGGCACAGGTTACTCCGGCTCTGGCACAACCACGGCTTTCCCCAATGCCAAGGTGTCGAGCTACACCCTCATCAGCGCGCCAACTGCGCTCTCGACATCCTCGACAACCAACGGAATCATCACTACGGCAACCACAGGCGGCACGATTCCGGCCAGCTCTACCTATCGCTTGGCCGCAACTTACGTTGACGCATCCGGCGGTGAGACGCTGATTTCGACCGATTCGGCATCCAGTGCAACTATCGCAACTGGATCCGGCACCGCGACCAACACCATCACGGTCACAAGCCCAGCAGCGGCAACCGGGGCGGTTGGATGGCGCATTTACATGACAGCGGCGAGCGGCGCTGCTGGTTCAGGGATTCTCTACACCCCGACTTGCTCCTCGACAGCCACGATTGCGAACCAGTCGGTATTCCCGCCTGCCACTGTCTGCCCCATCGGCGCATCGGTCACTATCACGGCCGTTGTGACCGGCACAGCGACTGAACCCGCCATCGGCACCGCTTACCCGCGGCTCACTGGCTCATCTGGTTCATGGCCTCCGTTTACCGCTCTTGGCACCGTGGCCAGCACAGCCACCGGTACCTTGGCGCTCGTGAACATCCCCGCTGGCTATCTCAACGTCCTCGGCCGGTCGCTGGAGGCCTGCTTCAACGGCAATGCGGTTACCAACGCCACGACTGGCACCTTGACGATCAAGGGAACCATCTCCTCGATTCCTGGCGTGACAACCATCACCCCATTCAGTGTGGTCTCGGGCACAACCACTGGCTCGGCCACTGTTCCCTTCAATGGCTGCGTCACCATCACCACCGCGGCAACCGGCACATCCGGCACCCTTGAGGTACATGGCTGGGTAGGTTACGGCCTGGCTGGCACCGCTGTTGCTTCAGTGACTCAGGACAACATCTACGCCGTGTCCTCGACCCTCGATCTGACCAAGCAAGATCAAATTGCCATCACCTTGACTCCGACTACGACCGGAATCACGGCTGGCCAGATCAGGCAGTTGTCCATCTATCCCAGCAACTAAGTCCCTTACGAGGGGAGTAAAGCAGGCGGTTCGGCCCTTTTGCCGGGGTTGGGCCGCCTGTGCTCTTTCTGTTTTCGTTCTGGAGGATCCCGCGACAATGAAGAAGCTATTTTGCTGGTTGCTGATGTTGGGCTGCGCTGCATCGTTCGCTCAGACTCCGCCAGTTACGCCTCCACTGGCCAGAACGACGGAAGGAAACTTTGCCGGCCTGCTATATGCCTCTAACTTCGGACAATGGCAGGTTCCGCAGGGGAATCTTGGGACTTATTCATGGAACTCGCCCTCATACTGCTACGCGAACACGGTTGGAGTGACCTTCCTGGCCTTTAAGGTCGGCACTCCAATCACCATTGTTGATACCGGGAACCCCTCGGCGACAGAGATTGTTACACCAACCGCGGTGACGATCACCCAACCGGCACCAGGCAACATGGGGAGCTGCGCTATTACTATCGCGCCGGTCAATCCCCACACGACTTACCACTACGCTTCGGCGACGGCAGGACTCCAGGAAGCTATCAACTGGGCTGGCACCACTGTTTATACGGTCGTTCTTAGCCCCGACTGGGCGTTGCTTGGCGGCACTACGGGGATGATTACCGCAGCGGCAGGAAACGCATCCGTTTCGATCTTCGATGAGCGCACTGCGAGTGCAGTTGTTTACACCTGGAACGGCAGTGCTTATGTGGCTACCGGCGGCTATCTACCAACCGGGTGCGTAGCGAGCGCGGTAGGAAACATCACCTGCACCGGCACCGGCACGTTTGGCAACGCTGTGGTGACCACGGCTCCGTTGACCGCGGTGGGAACTGCGTATGCGTGTGGCAATAGTTTGACGGCCGGCGGGGAAGATTATACGTTTGTCTCTTTCCCAAACCAGCTCGCGCTTCTGCTGGGAAATACGGTAACGAACGGAGGCGTGGGCGGACAGACGAGTTCTCAGGAGGCTGTGCGCTGCTATAACGCTTATGCGGGGCAGAGTGAGCAGACCTTTGCCACGGGCTTCACCATTCCAACCAGCGGAACCGTCACTTGCCCTTTCCAAACTGGCTTTGAGCCGGGGGCGATTTCATCGCAGGGTGTGCTGATTACGACGGTAGTTTCGGGAGTGACTTACACGCTCTCGGCGGCTGCAAGCAACGTCTGTACGCCGCAGACCTATCCGGCTTCGCCAGTGGTAGTGCCATCTGGAAATGCGTGGCTTTCAGTACTGCCACCCAATGTAGCGAATGGGTTCAATGTGTTATGGCTTTGCCGAAATAATCTAGTAAGCACGACCCAATGCCTTGCGGATTATGCCGCGGTGATCGCTGCGCTGCCCAGCCCAAAACGTTTTCTGGTTCTCGCGGAAATTAACTCCTCGTATGAAATCCCCACGACCACTGGATACAACGAAGTTATCGCCATGAATGCTGCCCTTCAGGCGGCTTATCCAAACAACTACTTTGACATTCGTCATGCTTTGGTGGAGCAATACAACCCGGCCATCCCTGCCGATGTGATCGACTTCAATAACGATACGCCGCCTACTTCGCTGCGAGCCGGTGACGGTCAGGGCGCGTTGACTACTACCATGTCCGACACGACCTCCTGCACCTTCACGGTAACGGTTTCGCCAGCGGGCATCGGCAATGGCGTGAAGATGCTGATAGATTCTGAAAATATCGCTGTCACCGCAACGTCAGGAGATAACGTGACAGGGTGCATTCGCGGGTACAACGGGAGCACCGCCGCGACTCATGCAATCGGAGCGCACTACCTTGGCACCGATCCTCTGCACCTTGGGTCCAATCAGGTGGTGGCTCCGGGACTACAAAGCAACGGCCTTACTTATGTGGCCCAGCAAGTGTATGCGTGGATGCTGGCGAACGACCCCATTGCTAAGAACCTGGCCCCAACCGCGCAGGTGGTACAGCAGACATCGGGAAGCACTCAGCTTTATCAAATTGCGCCGAATGTGTGCAACTTGGTTGAAAACACACAACTGCCGACTGGAAACATCATTCGCGTAGATATGAGCGTTTGCACCACAATCACAGCGGAGATTTATTTCCCGTTTACGCTGGAGCCGATCAACATCCTTCCGGGACAGCGGCTCACTTTTAACTACTTCCAAGGCGGCTCCCCTCACAATGTGACGTTGAGTACTAACTCATTCGTGGGAGATTCCCTTGGTGCCTACGATCCACTTTGGCTCAGTTTGCAGCCATACGAGGGGGGTTCTGTAACGTGGGTTGCGAACGCTGGAACAGCTACAGCGCCCTTGTTTATTGAGTCCGCCATGCCTACAAACTACGCTTACAACTGGACTCCACAGAGCATTGCACTTGGCACGTCGGGAGCGTGCACGGGGACCATCAATTTGAACGCATCCTATATGTTCCAACACTGCGGGCTAACTGGAAACACAACTTTTGTTGTTCCTACGGCGGGAATCGGGAGCGTCCCCTTCATCGACCTCGATGTTAGAAATAACTCGGGGTTTACATGGAGTGTATCTACGAGCAGCACGATTCCCATCAGTTTTTCTTCGGTGGCGGGAAGCATCCACCTTGTCAATGACTCGCAAGGATATGGGTGGTTTGTCAGCGGGTACACTGGAGACGAACAGTACTACATTGGCAATGCGGTGAGCGGCAGCGTGACAGCACCATTAGTAAAGAATCTCAGTTTTACGATGGCAGGAAACGTCACCATGACCCTGCCGGCGCCTGCGAATCAAGACATGAACATTACGTTTGTTCAATGTCCCGCTACCAATTGCACATTCACGTTCGCTAACCCGCCGCAGAATACAGCAAACTGCGCTCCTACTAACACAGGTGCAAGCGCGATCACGACGATTCACCTGTTTTCCGTAATCTCATCCTTCTGGGCTTGCACTTCTTCGGTTCCTGGAACAACCTGGCCTACGTCCGGGGATGCTGTGATCAGCAACGGAACCAATACCCCAGCAGGGGTTGCGGAGGTGGATGGAGATTGCATGGTAGGTTCGGCTGGAGCCTGGACGGCGGGGGGATGCAGCAGTGGTAGCACAGGCATCTCCGGCGCTACATCTGGGCAAGCCCTTATCGCTGGATCAGCGACCACGGCAACAAGCAGCAAGGCGCTGGCAGGATCGGGGGCTGGACTCACTACTGGGCCGACTACCGCAGTGAGCGGAGATGTGGCCGGGATGACGGGCACGGGCGGCCAGATTCAGGACTTGGGTACGCCGGCGGCACTGGTAACAAGCGGCGGGGGAGTGACGGCGCTGTGCAAGTATTACGGACTGGGGACGAACACGGGAGGCACCGCAGAAACGCAAATATCAGGTACGACATGTACGATACCTTCCGGCACCCTGGCGGCAACCAGCACAGCAAAAATTGATGCTTGGTTCGATGCCTGCGATGGCTACCAGACTCCTTTCTCCACTTGCGGCTGGCTCGTCTCTATTACAGCCATCAGCGGCGGGTCTATCGCTGGCACCGGCACAGTAACGCTTTCCGGATTCAATAACGGTTGCACCAGTTCGACCGGAACGGTGACGCTGGCCAGTGGTGTATTTAGCTCCGCAGTTGTAAACACGGCAGGTAACAGTTGCACTGCCCCTCCTACTTCGGCCACCTGTACAAGCGGCAGCGGCGCGACCTGCTCAGGGACGGTAACCATCACCACGACCGCATCTGGAGTCAACACGGGAACCTGCAATCCGCGTGTCTACTTCAGTGCGAGTTCTACTGGTATTGCCGGTAGCGGTCCATCTAAGAATATCGGTGCGGGATATAACGTGGTGGCCCATACTCCTTCTCATTTTCTAGGAGCGGTTCGCAACGAGAATTCGGTAAGCGCACAGCAGCTTACCGGCTATCTCGCGGCCACGAATACCGGCGAGGGAGGTTTGACCACCTTTGAAGCATTCAACACCGGAACGACCCAGTACTACATCAACTTTTCGATGCAAAATTCAGTGGCGACAGATTACTGCGGATTGATTGGGTACGATGTAACATTGATTCCGTAGCACCCGCCCGGCCAGTAATAGGGCAAGCCGCAAGGCTGGCGGTAGAACCAAATGGAGAGTGCATGTGGCCTGGATTCAATGGAATGAAAACAAGCCGGACGCGGTGATGGCTGTCGTGCAAAGCTCTCTACAGCGCCATGAAGATCTGCTGATGGGCAACGAACAAGACGGAACGGAGGGCATCGTGCCGCGCTTTAACACGTTTATGACGCAAATAGACTTCTCGAAGAAGTTGGGACTCGTTCTCAATGCAGTCATCATTCTTGGCCTTGCGATTATGAGTTGGCGGATCGAGAGCAAGGCGCCGCAGGTGATTTATCTGCCCGCCCCCCCATCACCATCACCAGCACCACCTCCCACCCCAGGGCAGACTCAGCGCAAAACCTTCGCAGAACCTCCTGCGATGGGAGTAATATCGTCTCAGCAGAACGTTGGCGGCACTGAAATGCCGGCGCACTAGGAGTCCATCATGGGATCGCAGCCACCCGTACCACCCATTCCGCCACCGGGTCAGCCTAACCCGCCGCCGAAGATTCCCGCCTGCCATTGGCCAGAGGGGACATTCTCTTCCGTCCGCTACCCGTCACACTGGAGGACGCGCATTTGACCACGCCACCCCAATTCGTTGATTCAATCAGGCACCAGCCATGGATTCCGGCGACATGCAGCTTTTGCGCTAAGGTGGGCGTGACTACGCCGATGCAGATATTCCCGGACGATCCGCCGAAGGGGGAGGACGTTCACTGGACGCTTCGCTGTCCGATTCACGTGAAGAACGATCATGTGATTTTGGTGGCGCTAAACGCTCGTTCGGTCACCAAGCAGGAGATTGAGCCTGCGGTCGAGAGCACATGATCCGCCGCATCCAAATTTGGCTTTTCGGCTGTCCTGAGTGCTTCGGGCGCGGCCACTACATGAGCAGCGCAGGGTTGATACCTTGCGCGTACTGCAAGCCGCTTGCGAAGCGGGTAACATGGAGGGCACGGTGAACTTTATATCCAAACTTTGGCTGAAACTTCACAACAATCCTTGGTTTGTGGCGTTCAGCACCGCGCTAGGAACGACCCTCTATGCTCAGGCGCAGTCTTTTGTGTCAACCGGAGTGTTTAACGAATCTCGACACTACTGGATTGCGACTGTGATTGGTGCCGCGATGGTTGCTACCGCCAGCGTATACCACCTAAACCTTACCCCCCAAAATCCCACCGTTCTGGCCGCCTTCCCGCCGTCCACAACGAAAGTGGAAGTTCCCGCGCAGCTTGAGCCTGTCGATCCGAGGGCGGTTGCTGCAAACCCTACCAAACCGTAACCGAGCCAGAGGAGGCTCAAAGCATGGCGAGTTTCACTTCAATTCTCAGCGATATTGGAAATGGCCTCAAACGTTTCTTTGGCGGCGCAATCACCGTTGCAACCGAAGCCGAGCCGTTCGTGGACGCGCTCGCTCCCGGAATCGGAATCCTCTACAACGCGGTTCTGGCGGAAGTGACGAAGGCAGAGGCCGTCGCGATTGCAGCGGGGCAACAGAACGGCACTGGAGCGCAAAAACTGGCACTTGTGGTTCAGGCCGTAGCCGCTCAGTTCCCGCAGTACACGCCAACTCAATTGACTGCCGTCATCAACGGCGTAGTGGCCGGCCTGAACGCCATTCCGGCGGCTGCATCACCAACCCCAGGGGCAGCGGCCACGGCGGCGTAAACAAGGTTTGCGCGGGAGAAGGTACGGCCTTCTTTAATCTTGCAGATGTTTACTGCCGGCCCGCGCAAAGCACGCTGTAAACAAGTTTGCGCGGAGGCGGTAGCTCAGCCTGCTTAGAGCATCCTGTCAGTAACGGGAAGGTCGCTGGTTCAAATCCGGCCCGCCCCGCGCAAAGCACATCGAGGCAACAATGGACGATTTCCTTAGATGCCTAGCGTGGACGATGCAGTGGGAAGACCCACGTCTTGCCTATGCTGTGACATCCGACAATAAAGGCCAAGTCTTGTCCGGCATCAACTCGGAAGAATGGCCGGAAGATTTCGCCCGGATCGCCGCGCTTCCCCAAGCCGAGCGTCCGGCCGCCGTAGCTGCGTTCTACCGGAGATGCTTCTGGAATCAATGGCTGGCGCAGCTTGGCATCGAGATCCAGAAGCGCGTCTTCGACTGCGGCGTAAACGAGGGCTCTGGGGTTGCGATTAAGCTCCTACAGGAGTCCGTCAACGTGGTCCGCAAGGTGGCTCCGTTTATCGCAGAGGATGGCCTGTGGGGACCGAAGACAGCCACAGCGGCCAACAGCGTAGATCAGGTCGCATTGGTCGCCACGTTCATCAAGGGGCGCTGCGCACGCTACCGGCAAATTGTCGTTGTGAACCCGGCAGACGAGCCATACCTCGCGGAGTGGCTGGCGAGGGCGCAGGCTTAAATCATCCCGAAAGGAGGCCGCGGAGAATCGCCAGAGCCATTGAGGGGCGTTCTTAACCGAGCGCCCTTTAGTGTTTCAAGTGAACTCTTCCGGCCTTTCAAACGACGTTCAGCAAAGGAGTCACATGCCAGCTATTCCACCGATTCCAGGCAGTCCAAATCTGACCCGCCGACTAATTGACATTCCCGGCGATGGTGCTAATCCAGCTTTCATTCCCGTCTACGCAACTGGCCCTGTGCGCGCATGGCGGTTCCAAGAGAGCATCGTGACAAAAGCCGGAGCTGCCGCGTCTGCTGAGGGATTCCAGGTCAAGATCCCCAATGACGGCAGCGCCACTGGATTCACGACCATCTTCCAGCGGCCGGCGTACTCGACTACGAATGAGCCTGGCGAGTTTCCATTCTTTGAAAATTGGCACCACATTTCCGAGCATGGACCATGTGGAGATGCGATCGGTGGAGCTGGGAACACTCAGTCTGCCGCGATTGGACCTACGACGGCAACGCTGCTCTTCTACGTCAGTTCGCTAACCGGCACAGGCACCACAATCGAACTGGTGGAGTATTTCTAAGCCATGGCAAACCCAATCCAAGTTGATAGCTCATGGGTGGCCAGCATCGACTTCTCCGGCGGGCTGCTGACCGTGACGACCAATCAGGGCAAGAGGATTGTCCACCTGGGCGTTCCGGGGTCGGTATGGGAGGCATTTCAAGCCGCATCGAGCAAAGGCGAGTTTTACAACAAGCACATTCGCGGAAAGTTCAAGGAACTCTGATGAGATGGCCCTGGGTATCCCGCTTGCGGTTGGAACTAGCCGAGGAGCGGCTGCTGGATCGGGAGCAGCGCATCGAGGAATTACTGAGCGTCAATGCTGAGTTGCTCGATCTGAACAAGCAAATCACCGCGGCTCCGCCGATCGCGGATCCAAACGAAAAGCCGATTGAACCGCAGAAGGCTCATCGCAAGTTAGGCGCCGATCTGCGCCGAGAGTTCCGCGAACGCGCTGAGACGCGCTGGAAAGAGCAACAAGCCAACAAGGGGAGCAAGTAGCCAATGGCCTCACCCGCTGTGACGATGGGACAAAATTCAATGCCACCACAGCAAGGGGGCGCGGACCTCGCCCACGGGCCGGACAATCCCCAACTGGAGACTCCCGAACAACAAGAGCAGGAACTCCAGTTCCCTAAAGGCTACAAAGAGAAGATGGTCGAGACCATCACGACCTACCGCACCGGCTGGGCTCCGAATCGCCTCCTTCACTTCCCCCGCTGGACCCGCAATGTCCTGATGTTTCGCGGAAGCCAGCTCATCGAGTACGATCCCAGCGGCAACACCTATGTCGATGTGCTCGCCTGGAACCGGCAGAATGGCAAAGCTGAGGCCGAGGATACTTATTTAGAAAAGTACGGCAACAACATCACTCAAATGCTTGAGGGCGGCTTCTCGTCGGTGATTGCCGGCGAAGTGCCAAGCGTCATCGTGAAGCCGGAGAATGCTGAAGTGCTGGCGGACGTGACCACAGCCAAGGCATCGCAGGAAGCAATCTCGATCATCGAGCGGATGAATAAGAGCGACAAGATTCTCTTGTCCGAGAGCAACAACCTCTATCTCTATGGCGTCTACTTCAAGCACACGCGCGCGGTTCTCGACGGCGACTGGGCGGGCTGGGACAATGAGGACATCTTCGGCCCCATCCCAGTCCAGAAGCCCGACCGCTACCACTGTTACAAGTGCGGGACCGATACGCCGGCTGCACAATTTCCTGCTGGCCAGGCAAAGAGTTGCCCCACTTGCGGGGCTCCGCTGGGACCAGAATCATGGTATGGGGCTGAGGCGACCCAGGAGACTGGCATTGTCGGCCAGAAACGTGTTCCCAAAGCAATGGTCAAGTGGAGCGTCCACGGGCCAATGGAAATCGACGTTGATCCGATGGCCCAGTGCATCGAGCATACGCCCACATTGAGTTTCGATCAGGAAATCGATATTGGCGCTCTGCGCCTGACTTATCCGGCGATCTTCAAGCAGATCACCGATGGCGCCGAGCTAGCCACCACGCCCAATGCCTCTTTTGAGAAGCTACGCCGTAGTGAAGTCACATCGATGGGCTGGGGCTACACGACCGATAGCCAGAACGAAAAGCCGACTCTCAGCCAAAACTGGATGCAGCCAAGCTCCTACGGCCGTTGCGGAGATGAAACGTTCGCCGCATGGATGCACGAGAACTTTCCAGACGGCGCCAAGGTAACGCTCATCGGCACAGTGGTCGCGGATGTGCGGAAGGCTAATCTCCCAAAAGAGTGGTCAGCTTGCGTTCTCCATGAGAACGTCGGCATGTACCCCGAGTCGATTGCTGACCTGGTTGTTCCATTCAACATCCGGCTGAATGATGTGATGGACCTGATCGACGACTGGATCGAGCGGTGCGCCGCGGGCATGACGATCTACGACGCCAGCAAGATCGACCGGCGCGAGATGGCGGGCCGGGTAATGTCGCCTGGCGTGCTGAATGGTATCCAGACGAAGGGCGCTGGGATTGATAAGCCGATCCAAGACGCCATCATGCAGTTCAAGTTTGAGCTTGACCCCCAGGTCTTCAATTACCCGCCGATGCTGATTCAGATGGCCGAGACCATCTCAGGAGTGACGCCTCAGACCTTTGGCGGCGGCGGACAGAAGGGCATCGAGACAGCATCAGGCCAGGAGCAGTCGCTGAACACCGCTCTGAGTCGGCTCAACATCTACTGGAAAGGAGTCAAGAGCGAACACGCCACAGCCGCCCAGAACGCCCTTGAGTGCCTCCAGAATCTGATGAAGGCCGGCGCAGTTGGAGAAATCTGGGATGTGATTCAGTCCAACGGCTCTGAGTTCCGGAACAACTATGTGAACTGGAACAAGATGCAGGGCCACATCAAGGTCTATCAGGACATCGACCAGGGCCTTCCGCAGACTCCTGAGCAGGTACGCGACACGCTGAGCAACTTCGTCAAGATGGCCGGTGAAGGCAATCCGATAGCAACCGAGATGATGGAGTGTGTTCCGAATCAGGAGATGGCCATTTCCATCCTTGGGCCGCCGGGAGCTGTACTTCCCAAAGCTGCGCAGCGATCGCGCACGCTCCAGGCGATCAACACGCTCATGGAGAACAACTACATCGCGGTAATCGACCCACAGAGCGGCCAGCAGGTCAATCAGTTGCCGATTATGCCAGAGCAGGAGGTCGAGGACTTCCCGACACTGCGCGATACGATGCGCCTCTACTGGCAGGAGAATGGTGATTACAAGAAGTCGAACCCAGGTGGATGGGAGCGGACCAAGGCTTATTACGCGATGGCCGTCCAGATGGAAGCAGGCGAGGCCGCAGCGGAAGCGCAAAGAAGCCTCCAGGTCAAGATGGCTGGCGCGCCGCCTCCGCCTCCGCCGGATCCGACAATGGAAGCGGCAAAGAAATTGTTGTTGCAGGATGCGGCTGATGAGGTGTCTAATTTGCAAAGGATCAGCCATCTGCCGCCGCTGGGGCAGAATGGGTCGGAAGCGGCCCAGGTGACAGCCGGGGGAAAAATCTTGGAAATGGCTTCTAAACTGGCTCAGGCCGAAGGAAAGTAGGACAGAATGGCGAAGAAATACGGCAGTGTAGTTTTGTTGGCGCTTGGCGATGCACAGGTCAATGCGCTTGTGGTGCAGTCGGTCCCGCAGGCCGACAGCGAGCATCTTGTGGTTTTCTACCTTGACCCGGCGCATGAGGCCACGGCCATGGGCGGCCAGAGCGTTGACGCGGCTATCAAGAAAGACTTCGTAACCCCGCTGACCGATGGGAAGAAGTTCGGGTGGAAGGATTTGCCTGAGCCGATGCCCCCGCAGGAGCCGACATCGGACGAGCCCAGCCCGAACCTCAAGGCCGCCGCCGCGATCATCGAGCAGCAGGCCACGCTCATCAAGACGCACCGCCAGAAGATTGCGGACCTCGAAGCCGAGTTGGAAGGCGTCAAGACCGAACTGGCGACCACGACCGAGGGCATCGACAAGCAGTTGCAGGGCATCGCGGATGCGACTGCCGCAAAGGAGGCCGCGCCGGAGACGACCGCGGACCCTACGCAAAGTACACAAAGTGCAGATTTTGCGGAGCAGTCCTCCGAGACCTCGGACCTTGGAGCTGGCCCCGATACGTCTGCGATTGCGAAGTTACCCCCAGAGAGCGTTGCTTCCCCGACGGAGGCTCTGACTGCAGAGACAACTTTGGATTCCGAACCAGGAACCACATCGGATAATCCGCTCCCCGGTTAGAAGGGTCCAAGCCTCCTAACAGTGCTCAAACCGGACCCTCACTCATTTAGCGACTAGGCTCACCCAACCGGGTGGGCCTTTTTGCTGCCCGCAACACCGAACCACCCAGCAGGAATGAAACAAGGAGAACCGCATGCCCGAAGGAACCGCAGTAGCAGCACCGCCAGCCGCAGCCCCCGCCGCCGCACCAGCGGCAGCACCAGCAGCCTCAGTACCCGCAACGCCTGCCTCAACGTCCACCCCAGCCGTAGAAGCCCCAGCGGGCGGCGCAGGCACCCCGCCAGTAGCCGGAGCAGCAGCCCCCGGCGACACACTCTCTCCGGCCGCACCCGCAGCCAAGGGCACAGAGCCCAAGCAGTCTGACTTTGAAGGCGACATCGTTAGCTTCCTCGATGCCCACAACGCCTGGGAGCGCGCACAGGAGGAGGGAGCAGCACCCGATGGAGAAGCAGCGGCAGTTGATCCGGCGGCAGTTGTTGAGAAGCCGGCCGAAGCGGAAGCAGATAAGCCTGCCGAGGAAAAACCTGCCGTCGCAGAGGAACTTGTTGAGGCGGTCACGCCAGAGGCTCTCAACGCTCTAATCGCCAAGAGTCCTGAACTCCAAGCGGCGATGGATGCCAGCCCGGAGGTCAAGAACGCCCTGTTCGCGATGTCCAGGATGAGCGCAAAGGCCGCACCGATCCTCGAAATCTTCCCAAACCCCGAATCGGCCAAGTATGCCGCCGATGCCGCCAACACCGTGGTCAGTCTTCGAACAGGGTTTCTTGAAGCAGTGGACAATCCCGATAGCTTCCCTGATGCCTTCTCCCAGTTCGCAGATGAGTTCATGGTCAAGGACAAGGACGGCAAGCCTGTTCTCGACGCAGGCGGCAAGCCGACCTACGGCGAAGACTTTCAGATGCTCAATGACTACATAGTGGATTCCTACCACGGCGTAGAAATCAGCGACCTAGAAGCGCAGTTGGCCGCCGGCCAGTTCCGTACCGAGGAAGCCCGCGAGGAAGCCGACATGGCTCTCCAGGCTTTCAAGTTCATTCAGGACTGGAAGAAGGGTGCGGCCAGCGGCGAGAAGAAGCCCGACCTGAGCGGTCTCAGTCCCGAAGCCAAGGCCTACTACGCGGCCAAGGATGCGGAGATTGCAGCCCGCGAGGAGGCACTCGGCGGAAAGGCCAAAGCCCAGACCGCCGAACAGAAGAAGGCGGAGCGCGCAACCTACGAAACCGCAGTAGCCACAAAGGTGGGTGGTTCGGTAGGCAAGCGACTCAAGGCCATGATCGACGAGCGCGAGAAGGTGGGCGCGTTCATTCCAAGTTACGTCCTCGACGCGAAAGACCCGGCAACAGGCATCAGCGTTTTTGCCAAGGGTTTGCTCGACAAGTTCGAGGAAGCTACTTACGGCCGCAGGGACCGCGCAACCGGCAAGATCATCGGCGGCGTGGCCTATATCCGCGACCAGGCGGCAATGCTGCGCAACCGGCCGCCATCCCCGGAAGCCGAAGCGGCCCGGGTAGACTTCGCCAACCGGCTGATCGATGAGCACCTGCCGGCCATCTTCGATAAACAGTTCCGCGAAATTCAGCGGACAGAGATTGCCGACCGTGAAAAACGGCAGGGTAAGTCAGCCATTCGTGAGAAGGTTGCCGAGCGCGAGCCGCGGGCAGGCGGCAGTGCCGGAACGCCCAAATCACTCACTCCGCAGGATGCGATGAAGCAAGCCTATGAGTGGGTCGACCAAAACTTCCCCGACGCAGACCAGCGCGAACGGACAGCCAAAGCGTTGATGAGAAAAGACGAGATGTTGCGGTCCTAGTCGGCTCTCTCGATTAAGCAACTCATCCCGGTCCACCGGTGTAAACGCCTACCCGGAGGCGCAGGGCAAAACGGATGAATCGCTAAACAGAGCAGCCGAAGCACTAAACGGAAAGACTTAAACCGCTCCCGGCAGATCAAAGACCGGCAGAAGCGCGACGCCAAGCAGTGCCCAACAACCCCAGCCGTCAACGAAAGAGGGACGGTGAGAAAAGGAATGGGACATCATGCCCCAGCAGAATCTCGGCGCCGCATCCCAGCAAACGTCTTGGATGCTTCAGAAAGTGAACTCCGACGTGCAGTTGTCGGAGAATCTCGACATGGCAGGAGACACTTTGTTCTCCGCCGCACCGACCGAGGAAATCGGTCTCCAACAGTATCGCCACCCCATCCGGACTGAAGTCGGCGGCACCGTCTCGTACATCCAGGATGACGGCGGCACCTATCCCCAAGGGCAGGCCAGCCAGGTTGACCAGATGATCGTTGCTCCTCTGACGATTCTCGACGTCATCTCCGCAACTGACCTCTCCAAACGCATCGCCTCTGGTGGCCGTGACGTGGTGGTCGACAACTGGATCTCGTTGATGATTTCGGATGTCAAGGAGAAGACCGCCCACACCCGCAACGCCTACATCCAGGGCTACAACAACGGCATCTTGGCCCAGGTCAACGCGACCTATGCCGGCGGCAACAACATTCCGCTGGTGACTCCGCCCTTCGGTGGCCGCCTGCTGGACCGCAACGGCTACTATCAGATCACCGATGCCAACTTCAACGTCATCGGCAATGTGAATGTCCTGAGCCTCCAGAATGGCGGCGTGGGCACGATCGATACCGCGACGGTGGATGCGGCTCCGGCTGGAACGGCGGCGGGCTATTACTTCATCCCGACGGGCCTCTCGACCGGAAACCCCATCGGCGTGAACGGGCTGGATTACATCATCTCCGGCTCCTCAGCTCTGGAGTATTGCGGAATCGCCCGCTCCAACCCCTACGTCCAGGCTCCCACCTACAACGCCAACGGCGCATATCTGACCCTGGGCATGGTCGAGGCGTTCATGGCGCGCATGAAGCAGTCCCTTGGCGTCAAGCGCTTCACACAGCGCAAGCGGAACGTCTGGTACGCTCACCCGGCCCAGCGCGTCTCTGCGCAGATCCTCGGCTTTGCGAAGACTCTCTACACCGCGGGCAACGGGAAACTCCCCGACAGCTACGATGTGGCGACCAACCCCTTCGCAAACTGGATGCTGGCCGGCCTCGAAGTCGTTGAGGATTCGATGTGCCGCACCGACACCCTGCGCTGGATCGACAAGGCGACCATGAAGCGCGTCCGGTACCCCAAGTCGCAGATGTTCATTCCCTTCGGTGGGTCTGAAATCTTCTGGCAGCGCAACTCCGGCGGGCTGTGGGTTTCCGAGGCGGATGCGATGTATCGGGATTCATTCAACTACTACAGCTCGCTGCCGGTAGCCAACGGTGCGATCTACAACCTGGGCGTTCAGGCCATCCTGAGCAACTAGAAACGCATAACAACTGCATAAAAGGGGCCTCTGGATGCGTCTGGAAGCCCCTTCGTGCATAAAAGCAGGGTGATTACGCATGAGCATCATCGATCCAACGAACGACGCACCAAAGTCCCTACAGGCAGCTATTGCGCGCATTGGGGGCAAGAACCCCTACGGCGAGCCCATGTGGCGCGTCGTGCTGGCGCAGCACTGCATCGTCAAGCGCGGCGGCATCCTCCGCAATATGGGCGATGGGGAGCAGTCCATTGTCACAATCGGGACCGGCGGCAAGGTATTTGAAAGCACCGTCCATTCCTCGGTGACCTCTGGAATCCTCGAAGTTCCGCGGTACAACTGCGCAGACGGCTGGATTCTCGAAAAGTGGTTTCCGGCCTCAACCTGGGGCACACGGGAACAGTGGGCGTCCGAAAAGTCAGAGAATGGCAGCCGGTTATTGTGCGAACCCTATCCCGAGCGCGGACGATATTTCCTGATGAACGGCCCGTTCGACAAGATTCCCGCATTAGGTGACCTCGAAAATTCGATTGCCATGTACGAAGAGGACATGCGCAAACAGCCAACCAACCACGACGCCTACTTCCGCCAGGTCATGCGGGATGAGGAGTATGCCCGTAAGGAGGCGAAGGCCAAACTCGTCGCCGACCTCAACGACCGACGCAAGAACGAACTGGTTCCGGTGCTCAAGAGCACATCGCTCGAAGCGCAGCGGTTCCGCAACCAACTCACCGCGCAGGCTGGAATGACCGAGCACCTTGGCGCGGTTCACGACGCATAACCCGCAGGACCGACACACAGAAGGAGAAGAGAACCATGGGATCACCGAATTTCGCACAAGTAAACCCGAACGACAATCCCCACATCCGCGACTACATGAAAGCGCAAGCTGCCGTCGAAGGCCGGTCCATGCAGGCTCTCAGGATCGAGAGAGAGTCCCTGCTGGCCTCGCTCAAAGCCACCGGCCAGGCACAGCCGGCAACGATTCTCTGGTTCAACCCGGTAGCCGGAAGTCTCGACGGCGGAATCAACCTCAAGGTCCGCTCGATCAATGACCCTCACGTGCTCGAAGACGACATCGCCACTTTCAAGTACGCCGGCCGCACCTACAAAGCCGTTGTGGTGCCGATCAAAGAGCCGATCATCTTCTCGCGCATCAAGGATGTCATGGTCCAGGGCGACCGGGAATATGGCGTCTACGAGCCGCGCGCCTGCAAGCAGGTGGAGATAGCGCACCACTTCCTCGCGTCCTACACCACCGGCACGCCGAACTCATCCGGCATGGGCGGGATTCTGGCCTTTGAGGGAGACCGACGCCATCTCCCGACGACCTCAAAGAAAGCGAGCATCAAGGTTCCGCAGAAACTGCAACTGCCGAATGGCTGGTGTGAATATCTGACAGAAGTTACCGATTTTGATTCGGCCCTCGCGCAGACGCTGGACCTGCAAAAGTCCTTCTGTGCAACCAGCACTCAGCAGGCGCAGTCCTTCTGGGACCAGGAGGACCAGCGCGGGAACATCACGACGGTTCACCGCATCTGGCATCAGTACGAGCTGGATATGGGCTGGAGGCAGACGCCGGCGCCATGGGTCACGATGCAGCACGAGAACGCTGTAACGTGCGAGGGCTGCGGAGAATCGAAGAAGCGCGTGGACGCATACTTCTGCCACAAGTGCCAGCGCCCCTACAACCCATTTGAAGCATACAAGGCGGCTGAAATTCCAATCGCTCATCCGTCGCTTGATCGCTGCTCTGCAACTGAGTGGGTCGAAATCCGCAAGATCGAAGCCAAGCGCAAGGCGATGCGCGAAGGGCTGTAAACCGGGAAGGGGAGCATGGATTCTGTTTTAGATGTGAAGGCGCAGGTCAGGTCGCTCTGTGGAGACCCAGACGGGGACTTCATTACCGACAGCTATGTCATGCCGCTCATCAACACGGCGTACAAACAGGCCCTCAACTATCTCGAAGGCACATGCTCCCCTTTCATCACCCAACTGCAAGTTGCAACCAACGTGGCGCTCGGCACCAGCTCACTGGCCGAACTCCAGAAGAAGGGCCAGCCGTTCGATGGTCTGGTCAACCCTCTCGACATTGAGGTAAAGGGCACCGGGCTCCCTGAAACCAGTTACGTCATGGGAACCCGGAGAGACATCCTGCCCAACTCCAGCAACTACGCGGCAGGCCAGCCTACGAATTACTGGACTGGGCGCTTCTGCTGGGAGTGGCGCAGCTACATCGTCTACATCACGGCTTTGGGGTACGCCTTTGATATTCGCATCCGCGGCGAGTTCCGGCCGCCGGCGCTGGTCAAAGACACGGACCTAATTCAACTCCATCCGTTGATGGGAGTGGCGCTCGGGTATATGACGGCTGCACTGGTCGGGGCGGAACGCGGCAACGCGAACTATGTGTCGAACTACGGCCAGCAGGGAAAAGACACACTCGACGACGTTTCAGCCATGTTGGTAAGGCAGCAGCAGGGAACAAGTTCGCGCGTGGGGCGCATGAATGGAAGCCGCGGCGGTGGTCGTCGTGGTTACGGCGGCAACTAACCTCAACCATCAACTTACTCAAGGAGAATTCCGATGCTCACAGAAAATGTAGTCAAATATTCGCCCGCTGGAGTGCCGGACCGGCTCTTCTTGCAGCTCGTGTTTACCGGCATCTACGCCACTGGCGGCGACACCCTCAACCTCAATCCATCCGCATTCAAAGATCCGAACGGCAAGGGCATCCTTGGATACCCCCAGGATGTACCGAAGGAAGGCGTGGCCGTCTTCTCGCAGAACTTCACAGGGGCCTATGCGCTCTATTCGGCTCAGGTGGTGCCTGGGACGACGCTCGGCAACTTCAAGGTCCAGATCGCAACCGGCGGAGTTGAGTTGGGCGCAGGCGCTTATCCGGCTGGCATCCTCAACCAGTCCATCGTTGTCGAAGTGCCGTTCTAACCAAAGCAGCAAACGAATAGTGGAGCCTCGTGGCCAACTTCAGCGGACAGCTAGGTATTATTTCTCGATTCCTGGGGTACATGGATCAGGATGACTGGACCAATATCCCGACCGGTCTGTCCGCTTTAGTTCGTAACTGCTGCTTTGACTCTCTGACCTCCGTTCGAACAAGGGACGGAATCTCGACCACCATGAGCGGCATCAACAAAAGCCCCATCACAGGCTTAATTGGTGCCCTCTATACCCCCGAGACGGTGACAGAGAACTTCTTCCAACTTCCGATCATCTTTGACATGCTCGGCGCTCTTCAGTATGAGAGCCCGGTCGGTTCAGGACAGATGACCGAGTTCGGCTACAACTCCAGTTTTACCCCTCCCAATAATGCCCAGATGGTAGCGGTCCAGGCCTACAACAAGGTCTACGCCGCTTTCTCTGACCTGAATCTCCCGCTTTCGGGCATGGCGGTCATCGATCCGCTGACCAAAAACGTGTGGCCTTACGGAATGAAACCGTTCGGCTGGAACTGGGTTGCCAACACTCCAGTCCTTGTCGGCGAGATGATGACACCGAACACGCCGAGCGGAAACGGGCACACCTATCGCTGCATCACTGCGGGCGTCACTGGCGCGCAGCCTCCTTTCTATTCGCTGGCCGACAGCGGCACGTTTTACGACAACACTGCCCAGTGGCAGGAATACACGGCCGTCATGGCCAACCGAGTGCCACCGCCCGCCAAGCCAGTGCTGGCTCTCCAGTCCTCTGGCGGCTCCTGGGACACAGGCCTCGACGTTTACATCGTTGTTACGCTGGTCAACTCGATGGGGGAGACTTTGCCCTCTCCCCCCGCTTTCGTGACTACGATTGCCGGCTCATCGATTGTGCTGGTCACGATTCCGCCGCTGGCCTCGATGCCGAGCTGGTTTCAGGAACTTGGACCGTCGTATGTCCCCACCGGTGCGAACATCTATGCGGCCAGTGTGGCGCACAATGCTGCGGCCCCCTCTATCTCGAGCTACGAGCTTTCCAATAACGCTCCGGTCGCTCTGAATACTATCTACAGTTGCACTGCCCCGCCTTCCGGAGTCGCCCCGCCATCTCTCTGCACGGCGCGCGTAGTTCCCGGTCAGTTGCCTACCCCAGATACTGAAGTTCAAATCCAGCGCATCCAAGCCGGAAGCCTCGTGGCTCCGCCCAATGCGCCTGGCCTATCGCTTGGAGTTGGCACTTTTGGCGCGAACAGGACCATCTACGTCCTCCTGACCCTCACGAATGCTGCGGGAGAGACGACGGCGGGCGCAACAGCGAATATCACTACGACCGGAGCGACCCAAGGCGCCACGGTGGCGCTGGCATCGAACTACGGGCCCACCGTGACTGGCGTCAACATCTACGAGATTGACGTTGCCGAGGGATCCCAGGTACCCGCAACGGACCAGTACCAACTCTATGGCAGTTACGCTCTTGGCGCGACGCCGACCATCACCGCCGCGGCATCGGGGGTCAATCCACCGCTGGCCAACACCGCTACTCTGCCCGCTGGCAGTTTCCCGGCCGGCCGAGATGTCTACGTCGCGCAGACCTACACAAATGCGCTGGGAGAAACGACTCTCGGACCAGTCAACTCGATCATCAATACGAATGGCAATGATGCGGTCCTGGTGACTGTTGCGGTGCCCGAGGACGACAATAACAACGCCCTTTACACCATCGCCTCAGTTGGCATCTATGAGGCGGATGTGCCGACAGGGACGCCAGCCCCTCCGTCGACGGCCTTTGCGCTCGTCGGCTTCTACCAGCCCGCCGCCCAGCCTTTCATCTTGGAATCAGCCACTGGCCCAAATCCCCCGACGGTAAACGGAACGGGACCGGGCGGCGCCATCGTGGCCGACACAGCGACGGGCGGCATAAATGGCACCCAGGGCTATCGCTACGCGGCGCTGATGTACATGAACCAGAATTACACCGTCTCGGGGTTCACTGCCAATTCGGTTATTCAATACGCCGTCGATGAAGACGGATGGGAACTCGGCATCTTCAAGGTGGCGACCGGACCGGCCTATACCCTCGCCCGCATCGTGGCCTTTTCGGTGGCCGACGGGTCGAACGCTGGTCCCTTCTGGTGGATTGGCGACGTCAACCTCCAATACCCAGCGCAGAACTTCGTTTATCCTCAGACGTTTCTTTCCGACACCATCAACCAGTCGGCTACCGTCTTTCAGGACAATGCGACCACCAGCGGCGTCTTCAACTTCACAGACGAGTATCTGGACGGTTCTAATGACGTAACTGACCGGCTGGATGTGATCTGGCCGAACCAGGCGGTGCATTGCACCTATTGCCCAAGTGTCGATCGCATCTTCCAGGCTGGAGTGCCTGGGTACTACTCCGGCTGGTGGGTTTCGCTTGCCGGCGACCCCGAGAGTTATTATGCGGACCTGAGTTACATCTCGGTTGGCTCTGACGATGGGGAGAGAGCTTGGGGCACCATCGAGTACCGCGGCACCGTCTACGGGCTCAGGGAGCGGTCTGGCTTCACCTTTACAGCCAACCCGAACAATCCCCAGTCCTGGACGGCGACGAAGCGGTGGAGCGAGCGGGGTCCGTGCGGGCCTCGGGCGTTCGATGCCTGCGGCGACTTTATGATCTTTGTCCACCGCAGTGGGATCTACAAGTACGAGGAAACCAGCCCAGAGCTTGTGACGAAGGAAATCCCCTACTTCTGGAAGACGATCAACTGGAGTGCGGCAAACACCATCTGCTGCAAAATCGACCAGGAGCGGCACGAGGTCCATATCCTTGCGCCTGTCGGCAACTCGACCGTACCCAATCAGGAGATTGTCCTCAATTACCTTGAGGGATGGGCACAGCCGGTCCACTTCTCGACGTTCTCGGCCAAAGAGATTGCGATCGCGGACGTGCGCAAGTTCTCGATCAATGACGTTCAGGGCTTCATCTGCGAGCGGCTGGAAAGGGCGTTGCCGATCACAGAGCCGTTCGCGCAGGGCCAGGTGGGGATTCCGTTCCTCGACTCTGGCTACTTCACGTCGCAGTTCTGCTACGGGTCCAGTGCGGCCGATGGGACGGTCCAGAATGTGACCCCTGGGCAGTTCAACGATAACGGGGCGGGAATCGACTGCCGCTACCAGACTGTGTGCCCTGAAACCACGATGGCCCTGAGCAAGATCGAGGGATTCACCTTGAATGCCCGCGGCAACGGCACGCTGTATCCGTATTTCATTGGCGGTCGCCAGATGTTAACCAACACGGTCGATGCGACAGGGAACGCTATCAAGGGCTTGATTCTTCCGTGCCGGCCCATTGACCTGAACATCCTCGAAAGCGAGGGCCTGAGCCGGATGGTGCCGAGCAAGATCAATGAGCGGTGGAGGATGGAGTTCAACAACGGGCGCGTCGCGGACTCGTGGTTTGAATTGAAATGGCTTGCCATGTACTCGATCCCGATGTACCAGGCTCGGGACGAGTCAGAGATGGGAGGCTAATGGATGAGCGAAACCCGCAGTCTCATCGAGTCGGCTGTCTCAGGCAACAAAGAAGACCTGCGCCGTCTGCTTCTCGCTTTCAACGACCAGCACGAGCTGCATAATCAAGTCACCGGAACCAACTGGCTCAATCCGACCAGTGGAGTCCAGAAGGCGGGTAGCACACCCCCACCGCCAGCGACGGCGACCGCGGCGGGCGCAAACGGCACCATCAGCCTCACCATCACCAATCCCGCGCAGGCTGCCAAGGCGACGATCTACCACGAGGTCAGCACTTCGCCGGTCAAGAACTTCTCGCAGGGCGTCACGGTGCTGCCCGTATCGGCCAACAATACCGTGAGCATCCCAGCGCCAGGGCAAGCGCCTTTCGTGCGTATCCGGTCGAGCTACGACGGTTCCACGTGGAATACTCACCAACTGATCCAGCAGACGGCAGTCAATGCCGGGTTGCAGTCGAGCGCGGCCTCCGAACCCGGCATGGCTCTGAATAACTGGAACTTCGCCAACGTGGTCGGCCAGGGCGCACCGGGGCAGGTTCCGCAGATTCAGGTCTACGGGTCGAACGGCCCCTACAGTGGGTATGTGGCTGGGCGCGGTTCAAAGCAGGTAACGCGGCCATCGGCGACGATCCTGAACACCAACTATTCACAGTCTCAGGTTGTTGCTTTTGACGGCAAGCACTTCCAGTTGAGTTCGACGATTGCCGGAGCGATGAATGACAAGTGGGAGCCGGTCGGACAGGCTCTTGTGAACGGGGTGCCGGGCGGCGGCGGGAATAGCGGCGGGAATGGTGCGAGGTTGACAGCGATATGATCGGTGGGCCCCTGATGATCTTCGGATCGTGTCATGCAAATGGCTTGTTGGGATTCGTCCCTAGACTGGTACAGGCACCGTGTTTGTCGCTGGGGAAGGGGTCACTGCTGGCGACGCTTATTCTGCTCTTTGCCGGGCATGCGCTTTGTGACTTCCCATTGCAAGGGCAGTTCCTGAGTGATGCCAAGAACCGGCACAAGAGTGTCGGCGAGCATTGGATGCGAGCACTATTTGCCCACTCGATGATCCACTGCGCGATGGTCTATCTCATAACCGGGTCTGTCGCCATGGGTTTGGCAGAGTTGGTTATCCATTTCTTTACAGATTTTGCGAAGTGTGAGGGATGGATCAACTCGACGCAGGACCAGGCGATTCACTACGGATGCAAGATTCTATGGGCGGTGCTATGGCTTGGCAGGTAAAAGAGCAGCACGTCGATCTGTCGCTGGGGCGGCACTACATCGTGCTGCATGAACCCATTAGCGGCGCGGAGCACCACATCGCGGTCTACGTGGGCCACGATTCGTGTGCCCTGTGCGGCCATGCCTCGCCCAAGACGAATACAGGCGACCTCGACATGAAGGCCATCTTGAAAAAGGAAATAGAAGCCCTCGAAGCGAGCCACGCACAGACCGCAGCCCATGCAAGAAAACACAACGTACCGATTTTGAAGGCGGGAAAGTGAGCAAGACAACCCTCCGGCTGGCGCAACCCAAAGACATCCCGCTCTTGTTGCGCAAGATCCACGAACAGAATGAGCGCGACGGGACGAGCTACCCGCTGCCCAATATCTTCGACGAGGACGGCAGGCAGGTGGACAACATTCCTCTGGCCTATGTGATCGAGCGCGGGAATGAAGTTTTTGGCGGAGTCATCTTCGAGTCCAAAGGCGTGGAGATGATGCTGGTCGGGTGCAGTCCAAGGGTCACTTTGACGGTAGGGGATTGCGCGCCGGGAGTTCTCTACACATTGCGCGCAATGGGCTTCAATTGGATCAGGTGTCTGGTAACGCGAAAGATCGTCAAGCAGGTCAAGGGCGCGATGAAAGAAGCCGGATTCAGACGCACCGACACACGCTTTGCCAGTTTCTTTAGAGAGATTTGAGGGGGTAGGAAAATGGGACGTGAAGCAGTTGAAAGAACGGACAAGACATCGGCGGATCAGAACGCTGGCTATTACAACGATGCCCAGAACTCCTACGCTCAGGCCCAGAACGCCGAGGGCGACTATGAGAGCCAACTTTCAAAATATGCGGCGAGCAATCCCTACGGGCAGGGTGGGCAGTTCCAGACGACGACAAACCAGATTGTCGCCAACACGGCAGACGCGAAGGCGCGTGCGGCGGGGAACATGCTCCAGGGGCAGGCGCTCAGGACCGGCGGGAACTCTGCGGGCGGAGTCGCCGCAACCGAGGCTATGACGCAGCAGGGTACGCGCGACATCTCCGGCGAAGAGGCTCAGGCGAACCAGGAGCGCATCGGGGCGGGCGCGGGCTACAACAAAAACGTGCTTCAGGCAACCGAGTTCCCTGCGCAGTTCGCTTCCCAGATGGCCAAGAACATGGGCGGAGAGGCTAATTCCTCACTCGATGTCATGGCGAAGTCGGCGGCAATCACTGATCCGGCGGCGAATATCTGGAATCAGGCGGCTGCCACTGCGGCCACTCACGGCGCAGAGGATGAAGAAAATGCCAACATTGGTTAGGAGAGTGCGCTATGGCCGATGAAGGCCCCATGTACCAGTCCGACGACGAAAAACTAGGCGCACTCCTTAGCAACCTGCTCAATCCGCCCGCTGATGGGAGTGGCGATAAGGGCGCACAGTTGGCGGCAGCAAACGCCCCACAGCGCGTACAGGCACCCGCGCAGCCGACATCTGGCGCGATGCCCCAAGCGCCAGCCTCGAACGCGGCACAGGCGATACGCGCAGGCGCGCAGGCGAACGGACAGGCTATCCAGACGCCTCCACCGGCGCAACCGAAGCCAGCGGCGACTCCCAACGCCGTTACTCCATCTGGCAATGGGCCAGCCGCAAGGGGAGCGCCAAAGTCATGGGCGAATGACGGGTACCAAAGATTCAGTCAGGCGCAACAGGGAGCACTTGATGCGGCAGGGCGGGCGGCCCAGTCCTCCGCGGCTCTTCAAAACACCCCAGGGCCAAGTGCTCAGAACGCCCCACTTGAGCAACGGCGACAAGCTCTTGCCGCGCCAATCCCCTACCGTGACCCGCAGACAGGCAAGGTTCTGACCTCCGCAGTGGACCCGGAGACCGGAGAGACTATCAACCCCTCGGAACTTTACAAGCCGGGAACTGGCACTAAGATACTCCGGGCCATCTTCCCCAAGCGCATGGGCAACGCTCCCATCAACGCTCCGAACTCTAACTACCAGGCCGCGGAAGCGGCGCGCCAAGGCCAGGCCGCAGTCATCCAGCAGCAGGAAGACCGCAACCTGTCCAACTATAAGGCCGAAAGCGACCGCCAAAAGGATATTGGCTCAGAGGCGCGCGGGATGGGGACAGCTTTCGGAAATGTCGCTAAGGATGAGGTCGCCGAGCAAACTGCCAACCAGAAGGCCGATTACAACCAGCAACTTGAGCAGATCAAGCAGCAACTCGCAGACCAGTCCGGCGACAAACTGCCGTCGAATCCTGTTGCTCTGGCGATGAAGTTCAGTATGGAGACCGATCCCGCCAAGAAGGTTTTGCTCGGAAAGGCAGTGAAACTCTATCAGCAACTCAAGGACGATAGCGCAGGAGTAGCGGCAGATCGCGCCGACCAGCGCCTCGATAAGCGAACCTCGATTGCCCAGGACAAAGAGACGCGGGGAGCAATAGATGCGGCGGCGAGGGCAAAGGACAAGGCCGTTACCAAAGCGCAGGATGCGCTGAATAAGGCTCCAAACGACCCTGATGCAATCAAGGCAGCCCAGACGGATATGCAAGCGACACAGGACGCCTACGAGGACGAACTCACGCGGCGCGGTCAGACAGTTGACCCGCTGACAGTGGATGAAAACCTTGTCTGGCGAAGGAAAGACGGTAGCGCGGTCAGTCACCTACTCCCATCGGCGACAGCACAGTCCGCGGCGAGTCCGGCGGCGCCAGCAGCCCCCGCAGCGAAGGCCAATGCGCCGCAGAGTTTCGCAGGCCCAGCCACACCTGGCGAGCATGTGGCGACCGGACCCAAGGGAAGCGTTGTTTACCGCGGCGGCGCATGGCGCGATCCGCAGACAGGCAATGAGGTAAAGTAAGTGGGCTCAGCCGCAACGATTCCTCCTCCTCCAGCGGGATATGACCTCCAAGATTCCGACCCTCCTCCTCCGCCTCCCGGTTATAGCCTGCAAGGTCCAGCGCCAGCGAAGGCAGCGCCCGTACAGCGAGCGCAGGCTCCCGCGCAGCCGCAGAGTCAATATCAGCAGGACATTGAGAACCGGCCAGGTGTGCCAGTCCCGAACAACAAGCAGTTGCCGCTTTCGCCAGCGGAGCAGGCTGTAGCGAACCAGTCGGAACCTAGCTACATCGGTAAGGTGGCTCACAACCTTGGACTCCCTGCCACGGTGGCAGAGTCCAATCTGATGCGGGATCAGAGAATAGAAGACCTCGAGGGGCATCCGTTCAGGAATGCCGCCGAAGCTCTTGGCGGTCCCGCCGTGCAGGTTGCGGAGGGAGTCGGTGGCGAGTTCATGCGGGCGACTGGGGAGGCAGGAAAAGCGGTAGACGCCTATAGGGGCGGAGACCCATACTCCAGCATCGCTCATGCTATCCAAGCCGTGCCGGTTGCCGGTCGCTTCATCCAAAATGCCAACCCCGGAGAGGGAGCAGGCAACGAAAGCGATGCACTCGCAGCCGTAACGGTTGGAGCGCCACAAGCTGCTGCGGCGTTGCTCGGAGCGCGTGACTTGGGAGGTTGGGAGGGGCTACGCAATGCCCGTGCCGCCGAACTGCGCGGCCAGCCTCCGCCCACAAGTCCACGCCCAGCCGGGCCGACAATGACACCCAACCTCGATAACCTTGCCGCCACCGATGAGATTGTCCGCGCAGGCAAAGGCATCAACGCCAACCAGCCGCCCGCCGCGCCGCCTGTACCTGAGCAGGTTGCACCGAGTCCAGCGCCAACACCTCAATCTCCCCCTCCCAATCTTCAATCCGCATCCGACGCCCTCAGCGGCAAGCCACTCGGAGCACCAGAAGTTCCCGAAACTGTCGCGCCGACGCCGACGCCAAAGCCGCCTACCCCGACCGCCGCCGACATCTTCGATACCCTACAAGGCCCGGAGAGCGAGCAAGGGACCACCATCCACGCCGGTCCCAAGCCGGTACCGGAACAACCCCCGGTCCCACAGGCGCAGAACGCAGAACAATCACTCCTGGATCAGATAGTTGCCGACCATCGCGGAAAGGTGACAAGCCAGACGCCAGCCGAAAACCAAGCTCTCTTGAACGCAATCGACGAGACGGGTCGGCGCGCTCACGAGAGCGGCGATATGGAGGGAGCCAACCGCGCAGCCGACGCGCATGCTGCTGTATCCTCTCTACTCGATGAGGCAGTGCGTAACACCCAGACCGGGAAAGCGCCCAACACGCCCCAGCAGGCCAACCTTGCCACGGCGGCCGATGCGCTCTCTGGCAAACCTCTCTCGCCCGAACCCGCCCAGGTTGCACCGGACAAAGGCAGCACGCCGAAGCCATCCGACGCCAAGGCGCTCGCCGCGGCAATCATGGCGTCCGTCCCCGCGCGCCCCGTACCACCCAAGGATGCCCCCAAGCCTCTCCAGCCAGCCACAGCGCAGGCGACGAACCAGCCACAGCCCATCGGCAAGCACGAACCCGACACCGGACGCCAGATCCTGCAATCGACGGATAACCCTGCCACCTTGCAGAAGGCGGCGCAGGCCCAGGCTCCGTGGCTGGAGCGGCAGGCCAATGCGACGGTCCAAGGCATACCGGGCGCAAAAGTTGAGGGCATCCGCGAGAAGAAGGCTCCGGCGGACCTGGCCGAGAAGCTGGACCAGGAGAAGCAGCCGGCGGAAACCATTCCCGACTACCTCGGCGGCCGGATCGTCGTGGACTCACCAGCGGCGCGCGATCAGGTAGCGCAGAAGATCAAGGACAGCTTTCAGGTCGTGCGCGAGCAGGACAACTTTGAGAAGGGGTCCGACCCTTACGGCTTCCGGTCGCACACGTTCCAGGTCAAGACGCCGGACGGGAACTCGGCGGAACTCCAGGTGGTGCCGAAAGAGATTGCGGCGGTCAATGACCTGACGCATCCCGACTACGAAAAAGGGGAGCGCGCAAGGATCGCTGGGAAGATGGACCAGCATCGCCAGTACGCGAGCTTAGTCAAGGCTGCGCACGATGCCGCGATGGAGTCCTTCAACCAGCGCAACTCATCTACCACGCCCGACGCCTCAAATGATGTGCCAAAACAGGAAACCCCCTTCACCCCGAAGAAGGGCGACCGCGTTCTGATGGACGGCAAGAAGCCGGGCACTGTGACGCACGTTGATCCGAAGCGCAAGGTTGCTGGGGTCAAGACCGACGACGGGCGCGCATGGCCAGCAGCGCCATTTGAGCGTTTGAAGCCAGAAGAGAAGAAGGCGGAGCGAGAGATTACCCCAGAGGAGTATCGCAAGATCAAGAGCGACCTCCTGAGCCGTGGACTGAATCCCGACGACACCGAAGCATGGGGAACGGCGGTCGCGGAAGCGGAGCGCAAACTATTCCAAGAATCAGTCCAGTCCCCACCCGCGCAGAATCAGCCAGTTGCGGGCAAGGTGGAAGAGGGTGGCTCAAAGCCTGCCGAATCAGCCCAGCCCGAAGCCAAGGGCGACAAGTGGATCGGCGTGGACCTCGACGGGACGCTGGCCCACTACGACGGCTTCAAGGGTCCAACCGTCATAGGCGAACCGATTCAGCCGATGGTCGACCGCATCAAGAAGTGGCTGGCCGAGGGGAACAACGTCAAGATCCTGACCGCGCGCGTGGCCGACGACAAGGACGGCAAGGTCAAGAAGGCGATTCAGGACTGGACCGAGAAGCACGTCGGCAAGCGCCTGGACGTGACTGATGTGAAGGACCCGCACATGGTATCCCTGTACGACGACAGGGCTGTGCCGGTCGAGCGCAACACAGGCAAGCTATTGGCTGAACCGCAGCCGGAAGGGAATAACAACAATGCAGCAAAACCTGGGATCAGCGGCAAACCAAATGCCGATGCAGAAACAGCGAGTCAGCGGAGCGTCGATGTTCCGCAAGAAGAAAAACCAGCAGGCTCCAATGCCGGAGCCAAACCCGCAGGCGCCGCCGATGAGCGGAAGCCAGCAGCAGATGCCCATGCCGCCGGCGAAGAAAAGCCACTGGGTCAGCAAGGCGGTGGGGAAGGGAAAGAAGAAGTAGAAGACAAAGTTTCTCAGGCTGCCGCAATAATCAAAGCAAACCCGGACATGGAGAGGTTCAATCCTGGCGGGGTCGTGGACGAGATTGCGAAGCAGTTGGACATTCCACGCTCAGAGGCAAACAAACTTTACGTTGAAGCAGGACGGAAGGTCAGTGCCGCGAAGCCCGCACGCTCCTTCTACAAGCCTCCGACTCCCCAGGTAGCGCCAATGGCCGGGACGAGCCCGCTAGGTGCGAAGCCGGAAATGCACACCTACGAGGCCGAAGTCTCGAAGTACGCTGGCGATCCGCACCCGAAGACGGTCCAGATCGAGGCCGAGAACCGACGCCATGCCGAGCAGTTGCTGGCCGAGAAGTATCCCGGCATGAGGATCAGCAGCGCGGGTCGAGTCGAGAAGCCTGTTGAAAAATCTGTGGAGAAGGAGGAAACTAAACCCAGCACGGAGGCACCCCATGAGCCCACGAGTCGAAGTGAAACCGGAGGAGGACGCCCGGCTGCCGATACTGGAGGCCGAGATAGAGCGGGAGTGGCGCCAGCACCGGAAAGCGTTCGTGAGGGAACTGATAAATCAGAACTATCTCCAGAAGGCGATAAAGAACACGGCCCTGTCGTGCGTCCGGGTGCTCCAAGAGTACGAAGCGGCCGGCCACAACCCGGACCAGGGGCGGGAAGCGATGAGGGAATTGATCTTTCCCCGGCAGGACCAGTAATAGAGGAAGCGGAGAAGGAATCCCGCAAGCCGACCCCTAGGCGCAACAAGGACTGGTACGAGCATCCCGAGGACTGGGCCATATCCGGCGGTCCTCTCGCCAAGCTCGATGGCAACATGGCAGCCCTTGAGATTCTCCGCGACATCCAGCAGAACCCCCGCAAAGCCACAGACGACGAAAAGACTAAGCTCGCCAATTACGTCGGCTGGGGTGCGCTCTCGCGCGTGTTCAATGAGGAGTACCTCAAACAGTCCCGCGAAGAAGAATCGCCCGAGGACTACAGCCCCGAAGGCGGCTACGACTATCAGGCCCGCTACTGGAAAAACAAGGCCACAGAGACCCCCGAGTACAAGCGTGAGCGCGAACGGTGGAGAGCGGCCAACAAGCGGCTCAGGGAACTCCTGACGCCAGACGAGTACAAGGAAGCCGAAGACTCGACCATCAACGCTCACTACACATCTCCCGAGCTGGTCCGGTTCATGTGGGATGCAGTGAAGAAGATGGGCTTCAAGTCCGGCAACGTGCTTGAGCCAGCCATGGGAGTGGGCAACTTCCTGGGCATGATGCCGCCCGAGATCCGCTCCAAGGTGCAGGCGGTTGGAAACGACAAAGATACGGTCTCGGCTGGAATCTCTAAGCTCCTCTACCCCGAGGCGCAGATATTCAATAAGCCATTCGAAGACCTGATCCTGCCCAACAACGAGATGGACCTCGCCATCTCCAACGTCCCATTCTTCGAAGTCAACGTCTACGACCGCAACTATCCCAAACTCAATGCCATGCTCCACGATTACTTTTTCGTGAAGTCCATGGACAAGGTGAAACCCGGCGGGCTGGTCGCTTTCATCACTTCGACGGGCACCATGGACCGGCAGAGTTCCGCCATTCGTGAGGCCCTGGCAGGACAGGCCGACCTTGTTTCCGCCTTCCGCCTTCCATCCTCCGCGTTCAAGGCGAACGCCGGCACGGACGTAACGACCGACCTCATCATCCTGCGCAAGCGGCTTCCAGGCGAGGAACCCGGCGGCGAGTCGTGGATGAAAGCAGTGCCTACAAAGTTCCCGCTTGAGCAGGAGCCGGGAAAAATGCACGAGCATCCATTCAACGAGTATTATCTGGCGCACCCAGAAAATATGCTTGGAACCGCAGTATCGTCGAAAAAGATGCGCGGCAACCAGCGATTCGCCTTGAAGAAACCAGAGCGGCCAATCGCCGACCTGTTGAAAGAAGCCCTCGACCGCATCCCCAAGAACATCGTCAAGACGGCACCGAAGCCGACCGGCGCCAACCAGGCAGAGACCGAGGCCGTCTACGCTGAGGACAACGTGCAGGAATATCAGTACGTTGTGGACGACAAGGGCATCCTCAAACAGCGGCGGGAGGGGAAACTTGTCTATCCGCCGGCGGCCATGGACAAGGGGAAGATCAAGAGCATCCCGAAAACCTCGCGCATCAAGGCGATGGTTAAGTTGCGGGAGACGATGAATCGGTTGCTCTACGAAATGAAGACACTGCCTGACGATGAGGCATCGAACAAGCAGATTGCCCACTCCCGCGCGCAACTCGAAAAGCAGTACAACTCGTTCGTCAAGCAGTACGGGCTGGTCAACTCAACGGCTAACCGCATCTTCAATGAAGATCCGCACTATCCTCGCCTGCTGGCCTTGGAGAACTACGACCGGGCAAAGAAGGAATCGACACCCGCCGACATCTTCCGCAAGCGCACCATCTACCCCCGGCAGTCCCTCACGTCCATCTCTCAAGACCCCGGCGAAGCTCTGCAGCAAGTCCTTGCCGAGCGCGGCTACCCCGACGTTGACCTCATGGCGCAACTCCAGGGCAAGACGCCCAAGGAGGCTGCGCAGAGCCTGATAGATGCTGGTGTGCTGTTCCGTGACCCGATCAGTGGCGAGTACCAAACCCGCGAGAAGTACCTTTCTGGCTATGTCCGGACCAAACTCGACGACGCCAAAGCAGCGGTCGCCCAGGGCAACAAAGAGTACCAGGCCAACGTCGATGCACTGGAAAAGGTGCAGCCTGCATTCCTCCACATCACCGACGATCCGGCGACCAGCATTTCTGTTCGGCTCGGTGGAACGTGGATTCCCATCCCAGCCCTGGAGCAGTTCGCCAAAGACACATTCAAGAGCGATGGCACATTCACATACACAGATGGAACGTGGAGCGTGGAACTCGACAACTCCCGCACACCGGAGAACACGAACCAGTGGGCTACCCAGCGCATCCATGGTGCGGACCTGTTGCAAGACGCGCTAAATCTCAAGCAGACCACGATCTACGACATCGTAGATAAGAAGCAGATACTCAATGCCGATGAGACCACCAATGCCCGCGCCATGCAGGAGCGTATCCGGCAGGAGTTCCAGAAGTGGGCACTGAACTCGAAGGACTGGAAAGAGCCACTGGAAAAGGCGTACAACTACGCTTTCAACAACCTGGCCGAGCAGGAGTACGACGGCAGTTTCCTCACCTTCCCGGGCATGAACCCGGAAATCAAGCTCGAACCCCACCAGGTCAATGCCATCTGGCGCATGATTCAGGACGGGCGCGCGCTGCTTGCGCACGAGGTTGGCGCTGGAAAGACGTTCGAAATGGTCGCTGCGGTTATGGAAGGCCGGCGCACTGGCGTCTTCAAGAAGCCAATGATCGCCGTGCCCAACCATATCGTCGACCAGTTCCGCAAAGAGTTTCTCTTTCTCTACCCCGGTGCGAACATCCTTGTGCCGACCGAGAAAGACTTCGACTCGAAGAACCGCCAGCGCATTATGAGCCAGATTGCGACCGGCGACTACGACTGCATCATCCTGCCCCACTCCCAGTTCAACCTCATGGACATCTCGCCCGAGCGCCAGAAGAAGACGATCCAGGGCGAGATAGATCAACTGGACGATGCGCTGCGCGGCGCGATTGCCGACGACCCGGATTACGCAGGATTGACCATTGAACAGGCCGAAGCGAAAGCAGCGTCGGACAAGCAGAAGCGCAAGAGCCAAACGGTCAAGCAGTTGGTGAAGTCCCGTCTCCAGTTCAAGGAAAGGTTGAAGGAACTCTCCGACCTCAAGGCCGACAAGGCCATCGGGTTCGACGATACCGGCGTGGATGCCCTGTTTATCGACGAGGCGCACGAGTACAAGAACCTCAAATACTTCACGAAGATGCAGCGCATTGCCGGATTGCAGCAGGCGAACTCGAAACGGTCCTTCCGTCTTCTGGCCAAACTCCAGTACCTGCAGGAAGTAAACAACGGCCGCGGCGTCTTCTTCGCCACAGGAACACCCGTACAGAACACGATGGCCGAACTCTACACGATGATGAAGTATGTTGCGCCAGACGTGCTGGAGCGCGCCGGAATCAAATACTTCGACGACTGGGCGGCCAACTTCGGCAGCGTCATCACGGCGATGGAACTCTCGGCAGACGGGCGCAGCTTCAAGGCCCGGTCCAAGTTTGCTCGCTTCCAGAACGTGCCAGAGTTGATGCGCATGTTCCGCGCCTTTGCCGATGTGAAGACGGCGGCCGACCTGAATCTAAAGCGGCCAGAGCTTGAAGGTGGCAAGCCCATCGTAATCACGGTCCCAGGCTCCGAGAAGCTCGACGAGGTTGTCAAAGACCTGATGCAGCGCGCGGAGGCCATCCGGAGCGGTAGTGTGCGCCCCGACGAAGACAACATGCTCAAGGTCACGAGCGAGGGCCGGAAGGCTGCCACAGACCTGCGCCTGCTGGACGCTGCAATCAAGGACGAGGTTGATTCGAAGATCAATGTTGCCGTCCGCCAAATCCTCAAGGAACACCGTGCGGGCGAGGAAGATAAACTCACGCAAATGGTCTTCCTCGATATGTACCGGGCGACGGACGACAAGGACAACGAACTCCTCAACCTATACAAAGACATGCGGCAGAAGTTGATCGACGGCGGGGTCAAGCCCGAGGAAATCGCCATCATCGGGGACTACAACACCAGGGCGAAACGCCAAGCCTTGTTTGAACGGGTGAACGCTGGCGACGTCCGTATCCTGCTGGGGTCAACGCAGCGCATGGGCGCAGGTACGAACGCACAGCAGCGCCTCAAAGCTCTCCATCACATCGACCTTACCTGGAGGCCTGGCGACCTCACCCAGCGCGAGGGTCGCATCCTGCGCCAAGGGAACATGAACAAGTCGGTGCGGATCTACAACTACCTGACCGAGCGCAGTTTCGACGCGTACATGGCTCAAACATTGCAATCGAAAGCCGAGTTCCTCTCGCAGATTCTTTCCGGACGTTCTGCCAGCCGCACGATTACCGATGCAGCCGCGGATATGGTTATGTCGCTGGAGGAGATGAAGGTTGCCGCGTCGGGCAATCCCGACATCAAGCTCAAGTACGACCTCGAAATGAAGCTGGCGCAGTTGCAGACCGTGGAGCGCGGGTTTGAGGCATCGAAGCGGGATGCGCACTCCAGAGTGCGCAGCATCGATAGCAGCATAGCCAGCTCAAAGCGCGCCGTTATTCGCATGGAGTTGGCCCAGGCAGCCATCGACAAGGCCAAGGGACCGGACGGCGACGGCTTCACAATGGAGGTTGACGGCAAGAAGTTCACCGATCGCAAATCGGCGGGCGAGTACATCGAAGCGATGGCCATACCCGGGGTTCGCTTCTATATGAAGGTAAACGGGGTCGAGGTATCGGTTGATCCGACGGGAACCATCAAGGAGCATGACCCTAATGTCATCGGCAAGGACGGGACCCACTGGATAGACGTTCCCTCCGTCTCTTATGACCTGGAGTTCGAGGAATCCAGCAGTTACTTCCACAACAACCGCGCGCCTCAGTACACGATGGAGTCGCTCGTGCGCTCCATTGAAGCCAATATGCGCAGCATCCCGAAGCATATTGCGCGCGAAGTCAAGTCGATTGCGGCCAACGAAGAGGACAAGCCCCAATTCCAGAAGCTCGCCGATCGCGAGGAGTTCCCCGAGCAGAAGGAACTGGAGAAGGTCCGCGCCGATCTTGATGAGGTTGAGAAGCGCCTCGGTCTGGGCAACGTCAACTCTGGTTCGCAGGCGGACAAGGAAGAGACCGCAGCAGAGGTCGATACCAGCGCAGAGCCTGAGCCGGCAGAGGAACAAGAGGAAGAGGGCGACGACGTAGAGGATGGTCCGGAACCTTCCAGCCCGAAAGACACGGCCAAGAAGTTCCTGCAGGGCGGTCGTGGCGCCAACCTCCCCGACTCCGGCACCCTCTCCGCCTTCGGCTTCCTCAACCCCGCAGTTGTCAACCAACTATTCCCCGGCATGGCTGGCGGCATCTACCAGTGGGCTGGCGACGGTCCCACGCCCGGAAAGACTCAGCAAGCTATCATGCGCGAGGAGCGTGGCCAGATGGACCGCCGCATGGCCCGCGCGCTGGCTGCGCTGGAGCAGGAGTCGAACGCATGGGACAAGCGCCCCAGGGCTGACTTTCTAGCCTTTGCCGATGCTGTGGAGCATGTTGGCGGCAAGACAGTGGCCGACCTCAGTGTGAAGGATCAGCAGTTGGCCGGGATACTTGAGAAGGCGTATCAGGAGCGCAAGGACTACATCGACGCCATGGGCTTTGGTCCAATCAATGACTGGATCGACAACTACTTCGCCCACTGGTGGGAGCGCCCCAGTCTAGCCCGCAAGACGATTAAGAAGTTCATGGGCGTCGGCAAGCGCCCACTAGAAGGCAAGGCGTCATTCAGGAAGCAGCGGAAGATCCCCACCACGCGCGACGGCATCGACATCGGGCTCACCCCGGCAACATGGAACCCTGTCCGCGGCGCACTGATGAAGATTTACGAGATGGACCAATTCATCATGGCGCACCAGTTATTGAAGGTGATTAAGGACTCGGGGACAGCCAAGTTTGTCAGAGCCGGAACGCAAGCGCCGGAAGGCTGGGACAAAATCGACGACAAGATCGGCACAGTATGGCGCCGCGCCACCACGATCGACGATCAGAAGGTTGAGGGCGCGACTTACGACAAGACTTACATGGGCGGCAAGCGTCCCATCCCCAGCATTGCCATCGAAGACTTAGAAGATGCCAGCGGCAAAGCTCTGGTCATCACCGGCCACTACTGGGCCCCGGCTGATGCAGCCAAGGTGTTCAACAACTTCGTGTCCAAGGGACTCGCGGGCCGGTCTGCGATATTCGACGCGCTGCGCTGGGCTAACAATAACCTCAACGCTATGCAGTTGGGCATCTCAGCCTTCCACGCGACGGTTACGACCGTCAACGCGGCGGCATCTGATGTTTCCCTGGGTGTCGAGCAGCTCTTCCAGGGCAAGCCCGTCAAGGCCGCTGGCAACGCTCTGGCCGGAATCGCCCTCCTGCCGTCTCTGGTACGGACCATCAAGAACGGATGGAAGGCAACCCGCGAGTATATGAAGCCCGGCACCTACCCGGAGATGGAGAAGGAGGCCGACTGGATTGCGCGATCGGGCGGAAGGCTTGCTCCATCTACTCTGGAGTTGAGTCCGATTCGGAAGGCAATCAATGCGTGGAACAGCGGCACCAATTGGGATAAGGCGAAGTCCCTGCCGGGCGCACTGCTTCAAGCCGGCGTGTGGCCTGTCCTTGAATTCTGGGTGCCGAAGATGAAGATTGGAGCCTTCTACCTGATGGCTCACAACCTTTTAGAAGAGGCGCAGAAAAAGAACTGGACACCCGAAAAACTCCGCGAGCGTATGCAGGAGGCATGGGACGCCGTGGACGACAGGTTCGGGCAGATCGTTTACGAGAATCGCTTCTGGCCTCGCGGGCTGAAAGATGCGCTGCAGTTGACATTCAGGGCGGTTGGATACACCAATGGCGACGTGAGAATCTACGGCGGAGCCATCGTGGACACCGCGAAGGCTGCCGGTCTTGTCGCCACCGGCCATGGGAAAGAGGCGAGGATCACCCCGAGGATGTCATTTGCCCTCAGTTCGTTCCTCTGCACGGCGATCCTGGGAGCGGCGGGCACGTTTCTCTGCACGGGGCATCTTCCCAAAGACCCACTGCACTACCTCTACATCGAGGACTCACACGGTATCATGCACTCCATCGCGGGATACCCGGACCAGATCGTGAGTTTCGTCAAGCATCCGGAACAGACGGTCATCAACAAGATTGCGCCGCTCTGGAGTGTCATCGGTCAAGCGATCAACAACCAAGACTTTTACCGCACCGAGATACGGCACACGGACGACTCAGCGCCCAAGCAGGCCGAAGAGTTCGCAGGGTGGTCAGCAAAGCAGGAGTTGCCGTTCTCAGCCACAGGAGCAGCCCATCTCCTCGAAGAGAGAGGCGCACAAGACAACGCATGGTCCATGATCCAGACCGCCATCCATAACCCGGCTCCAGTTGCCGAGAGTTTCTTCGGCTTCAACCAAGCTCCCGCCTTCATCCAGAACTCGAAGGCTGTCAACATGGCGCGGGACTACGAGCGCGCCAACTACACGCCGGGCACCAGGACGCAGCGAGAGGCCGACCGCCGCAATGCCAAGCATGTTGTCGAAGATATGTACCGAGCCAAAGCTACAGGCAAGCCCGGGTTCGATCAGAAGGTGATCGACGCCTATAAGACGGCTGACATCTTGGACGAGAGCGACCTGGCTAAAGCAAGGTTTCAGGCTAGAGTGCAGCCCATCGTCGCAGCCACGCGGGATCTGCATCACGAGCAGGCGCTGAACGTCTACCTTGCTGCCACACCGGACGAGCAGAAACAACTCAGGCCGGTGATTGGGCACAAGGCGAGAACTATTGACGACGACAGCGACATGAGTGCGGAGCAAAAGGTGACGATGAAGAAAGCCTACTCGGACGCTTTGAATCCGAAGCCTAAATTCAAAGGTCCGGCAGTAGGTCCGGTGGTATAAATAGGAGCAAGGAGCACCGAGATGACCGATAAAGTTTTTACGGAAGCAGAGGGCCTTTTAACTTTCAGCGGCAACGTCTTTAAGGTAATGCGCCCATGGCCATCGCCAAACGCAAATACCGGTTCGGAGATAGGTCAGGTGGCAAGTCTCAAGATGGACGGAGATCGAGTTTTTCTTTGGGATCCAGGAAACATTCTTCGCGTCGGAGACACACTGTTCACGCTTGGCTGGACCGGCGCAATTATTGAGGTGCCGACGACGCAGCAAATGGTCGATGATGCCAGCCATGAGGCAACGAAGTCTTTTACCATTCATAGCCTTCTTCCGCATTTAGTAGAGGCACCATCATAGAACCACAAGAGGACCGAAATGCCGAATGGACGCAAGCCGGGAGAGGCAGCACCGCGCAGACTGACCCCGCTGGGTAAGCCCCGCAGGACGCGGGCGGAGATAAACGCAGCCAAAGAACAGAAACTCCAAGACGATCAGGCAACCGAGGAGAGGGTTACAGCCGAGGCGGCCAGAGCCGCCGCTGGAATGCCGACGCCAACGGTTGTGGCGAACATGATAGTTAACAGCGCTCTGCACCTGCCCGCCAAGGTTCAACTGGCCATCGAGTGCTGGCTCGATCTCCCAGCGCGCGACCATACAGTGACGGTAACCAAGGTAGCGCGGGTCGTTGGTCTTGAGCCTGCGATTCTCGCGGGCTACTGGCGCAAGCCGTCCGTGCGCGCAATCATCGATGCGAAGCTCGAGCAGATAGAGCAAGCCAAGGCGGAAATCAGGGCGCGGGCTCGCGGACTGACCGAGGACTTGCTCGACTCCCACACGGTTGCTCTGCTGGACAGCACGGAGACGCCGGCGGCGGTCAAAGCCACAATGCTCAGTACCGCCTACAAGCGGTTCGGGATGCTCAAGGAGAAGGTGGAGAACACCGGGGCTAATGGCGCGCCTATGGCTTTTCAGTTGATTCGCATGGGCACAAAGAAGGAAGGGGATCAATGACCGACTGGATGAAGTCTCCAATATCGCCGCATCTCTGTCGCCAAGTGGCACGCTCGGCACATTCGATAACCTCGATACAGTAACACCGAAAGGCCCGAAAATGGACTCTACTCCAGTATTTAACCCTTATATTTCTTTACAACCAAAGCAGGGTGAGATTCTCGACAAGATCGAGGAAGGGACTGCAACCTGGGTGGGCGGCGGCGGCGGTCGCGGCGGGGCCAAGTCCGGCTGCATCCATCGTGTTATGCTGGCCCGTCGTCTTATGCACCCCGGCACCATCGGCGCCATCGTGATGCGCAACTCGGACCAGGTGCGCGACTACCACGAACTGCCCATCATTCGGACCTGGCCGCAGCTTGAAGCCGGATACCACAAGGGAGAGCGCACCATCTCCCTTCCATTTCGAGAGGGACCGCCATCCGTCATCAAGTTCACTTACGCTGAGACGCTGAAAGACGTAATCCGCCGGTTCCGCTCCGCCAACTACTTCGACATCGCCATCGACCAGGCCGAGCAGTTCACTGAGGAGGAACTCCGCGAAATCAAGCAAGCCGTCCGCTGGCCCGGCGTTCCCGAGGGCACGTGCAAGCTCTGGCTGTTCTTCAATATGGGCGGGGTGGGCATCGACTTCATGCGGAAGAAGTTCCACGACCTTGAGTACAACGAGCGCGAAGACCCACGGCAGTTTACGTTCGTCCACTTCTTTCCCTATGACAATGTGGAGTGGTCGCGGCCGGCGCTCGAAGCGGATGGATTGACAGCAGAAGACTACTATTCGTGGCCAGAGAAGAAGCGCATCGAATACTGCGCTACCCGCTCCCAGTACGGGCGCGACCTGATGAGCCAGGATGATGCGCTGGTCAAGCGCGACTTCTACGGCTCGTGGGATGTACTGGAAGGGGCGTTCTTCGCCAAGTCATTCGACCGCAACTCGACGGTCATTTCTCCCGAGACGGTCGATGAGATGGTCAAGCCGTGGTGGGAGCGGTGGCTGGCGCAGGACTGGGCACGCGGACACTTCTGCCCAACCTACTGGATGGCCCATGGAGAGATGTCGCCGGCGGAGGCGAAGAAATACATTGACTGGGACGTGCGGCTGACCCTGAGAGTGATCGTCGTCTACCGGGAGTACATCGCGGGCGGCGAGACGAACAGGCAAGCCGATGCTGCCAAGTATGTCTCCGGCGAGTTTGACGAGCAGGACGTAGCCGCGCAGATCGTCGAGAGAACCCCGCAGCGCGAGCGCGAGCAGATGTCAGACTTCTTCCTTTCACCCGACGCCTTCGGCAAAAAGAGCAGCCAGAACACCATCGCGCAGATACAGGGCGAGATTCTCAGTGAGGCAGGGATGCCGTACCCCCGGCAGGCCGACAATGACCGCTCCGGCGGCTGGTCGCTGATGTCCCGGCTGTTCCTGGCTACCAAGCGCAAGGGCCAGCGGAACGACCAGGTAATCCTCATCTCGGCCAACTGCCCGGCACTTATCAGTTCGATCCCGCTGCTGATGCGCAACCCGAAAGACCTGAGCGACGTTTTGAAGACGGATGAGTCCACGGCGCGCATCGAAATGGATACCGCGGACGCCTTCAGGTATGCGCTCAAGAGCAAACTGGAACCCGGCAAGAAGCCCAAGGCGGTGGAGAACGAGGAGAAGTTACGGGCGATGCAGGAGTCCGGACTCGACAGCCATAGCCTCAATATATACAGAGTCCAGCTCAGCCAAGAGGTTCGGACTGCGGAAGAGCCGGCGCGGCTGGGTCGGGGGCGAGTGGGGCGGCGGATGTAATCACCCACAACTCCACTACCTCGACATACGGCGCAGTCCCGAACTTCCAGCGCGGATTGAACTGCGGAACGTCGAAGGTATCCCGGTAGCGGGTGCTCTCTCCTTCGTTCCAGTCGCACTCCATCTCCGAGGGTGCATGGATAATCAGGTCCGTTGCGCCATCCCACGGGCCACGCTCCACGATGATCAGCGTATCCTCCGCGCCGAAGCCTTCCTCTATGGCTGCACTCCGCAGGCTGGCCGCCGTCGGCATCTCGTTGTGGGAAATCATGGCACGGATGCGCGCGGCAACGTCCCCCGCTGCCTGCCCGTCATGGTCGGTGATCAGTTTGAACATCATTTGGCCGTTGATTATGAGTGACACAATTCCGTTGGTCATTTCCTTCCCCTCCAGTAATCATCCATCAGCTCGGCCATCTTGTCGAGGCGCTTTTTTATTGAAGAATGCCTCAGTGTCACGTCTGATGCGGGAGACGAGCGACTTGACGGACATCTTAGGAAGTGATCGGAGGAAATCCGAATACTGGTCGGTAAATTCCTCTATTTCCGCCTTAGATGGCTTCTTCACTTCTTCGGCTGGGTCAACCTCCACTTCGAGCGGTGCGTAGATGCAGAGCTTCTGACCGATCGCGCCAGGCGGCATCGGTGGCGTGCGGATGTCGTACTGTGGCAGGTCTGGGTAGCGCCGCTTGAGTTCCTCGATGTCGATTTCCTGTGAGAAGCAGATGAACGGCTGCTGCCTGATCCACGCCCCATCGGCATAGTGCCAGCCGGTCAGGCGCTCGACGTATTGGCGGACGCGGGTGCGCTTCAAGACTTGCCATCCTTTTTGGGCTCGGAGTAGAAAATCTGCTGAGGCATCATGGCCAGCCCGGCGGCAGCCGTCTCCGCTATCCTGCGCTGCATCGCCTCAAGCATCTGGTGTTTGGCCACGCACTCGGCTATCAACTGCTTGAGCCAGCGCCCCTCGACGTAGATTCCCACGTCGTAGCCAGTCTTTCGCAGAGTCGGGTCTTTGGCCGCAGCCTCCTCGGCCTCGCGCATCTTGCGCTCGATCCAGTCCATCGTGTCTTTCATGTGCTGGAGGTAGTAGTCGCGGTCTACACTCTGATCGAAGATGCTCATGGCTCCCTCTTCCAAAAAGTGTTAAGTTTGAACTCCCACAGCAGCCACTTAGCTTCGATGTGGAATGACTCATTACCGCAAATCCAGTCGAATTGGACCGCAGGCCAGAGGTTGATGCTCCACCAGCGAGTACGGCTGTACGTCTTTCCGAACCAGCAATTCCATCGCTGTCTCATCGGCTCACCCTCGGCTCATGCATCCACAGTTGTATCATCGGGTCTAAGTTGTCGTAGCCTGTATGAATCAGCAGGATGCTCCCATTGTTGTCCAGCGCCAGTATCTGATCGCGCCATGGGACCAACTGCACGATCTTGCCGTTCGGCCCGTCTCTCTGCACATAGACGACCTTCGTCGCCGCATCGGTCAACAGGCATTGCTTGCCCGTCAGAACCTTCCACGCCGTTGCGATTCTGCGCTTCCACTTGTTCATCGGCACATCCTCCCTTCCCTGCCCCGATACATCCTCAGAAACTCCGGAAACTCCCGATAGCCCATGCCGCGCCGGTAGCACTCCCTCGCGCACTGAAGCTCTCCGTTGTGCGACAGCAGCCCGTCCTGAACCTGCCCGTCAATCCACCCGAAGTCCACCCCGGCAAACCTCGCGGCCTCCATCAGCCATTGCTGCTCGTGGAGAGACTCGCGGATCGCAACCTGTCTCTCTGCGAAGTAGAGGCGCGACTTGAGACCGTGAATCTTCGTCCGTATCTGCGGCCGGATCTTCGCTCCCCACTCGATGTCAAGTTCGCGCGCGACCAGTTGCTCATCCCAGCCGCGCTCGACTTCGAGCATACTTTCCTTCCAGTTCCGCAGCCTGCGGAGTTCGGACCACGGCCACACTCGGCGCTCCAACCACTTCACTATGTCCATAAGCTCGCCTTGACCTCCACGTTCCTGAACAGCGTATTCTCGGCCACATACTCACACTCGGCCCGGCCAGTGGGCCCCTGGCGCTGCTTGCTCAGAATCATGACCGCCTTCAATTTCTCTTTATCGTCGGCCTTGGTGTCATAGTAACTCGGACGGTGGGGAAAGATCACCACGTCGCTATCCTGCTCAATCTCGCCCGAGTCTCTCAGATCACTTAGGCGCGGCTCCCGATCGTCCCGCTTCTCATTGGCCCGGCTCAACTGATGCAGGACCACCACCGGCACATCCAACTCCACGGCTATGCCTTTAAGCCCGCGCGTGATGAAGCCTAGATCCTGGCTCCGGTTGCCGTATTTCTTCGAGTCCACCGGGAGCGCGATGTAGTTCAACTGGTCAATGACAATCAAATCAAGATGCCCGGTCTGAGACTTCAACCTTGCGGCCTTGGCCTTGATCTTCTGGACGGACTGCCCCGGCTGGTCGTCGATGTAGAGCGGGGCGTCTACAATCTCTCCCATGGCGTCCAGCGCGTACCGCTTGTTCGTGTCGGTCCAACGGCCTTCGCGGATGTCATTCAGCGTCACTGTGCTGCGCATGGATACCAGTCGGTGAAGAATTGCTTCCTTGCGCATCTCCATCGAGAACAGCGCCGATGTTTGGTCGAGGTCGATGGATGCGTGAGCGCAGAACTTTAGGCCGGCGGCTGTCTTCCCCATGGCGGGCCTGGCCGCCACGACGATCAACTCTTTCCGTTGGAAGCCACAGGTCAAGAGGTCAAGCTCCTTTAGGCCACTAGGCAATCCCTGGGACCGCGCCGAGTGCTTGAACACCGCATCGATAGAGGGATACTGCTTCTCGACGAACGCGCCGAAGCTCTGGAGCGGGGACGAGATGCCCTGCTCGGCGATCTGCTGGAGCTGTTCCAGTTCCGAGCCGAGAACTTCAAGGGCCGTCTCTCCCTGGTCTGCGGCTCGGGCAATGGCTCTGGAACTGATGCCCATAAGTTTGCGCAGCAGGCTCTTGTCCTTAATAATTCGGATGTACTCACCAATCACCGGCCGCCGCGGAAGTCCCTCCGTGAGACTGGCCAGGTAGGCAACCCCGCCAACTGACTCCACTTCCTTGTGTCGCCCGAGTTCGTGCGCCAGCGTCACAATATCTACGGCGCGCTGCTTGCCCATCAACTCCGACATGCGCAGGAAAATGCGGCGATGGGAATCAAGGCTAAAGTCGTCCGAGTCGAGCTTTTCGGAGGCTTCAGCAAAAGCGGAGTTGTCCAATAAAATGCTCCCAAGGATTACTCGCTCGGCGGTGATGTCTGCCGGCAAACCTTGGTCTAACCTCAGGTCGGGTATCTCGTTCAATTCGCGTTCTCCTTCTGTGGCTCGTGTGCGCGGGCGGCGACAAACTCATTTATTAGCACCCACAAATCATTCGCGTCTAGATTGGTGTAGCGGTACTGCCGTCCCCCCGTTAGGAAATATCTCTGGAGAATGCGTGCGTGGTCGTCATGGCGGCTCACCGGCGCTTCCATTCGCTTCACGCGCGCCCGCAATGCCAAGCACTCACGCGCTGCGAGTATCCCGTCACACACGCCGCAAGGCACGTCATCAAGGTGCTCCTCGCATAGTTCGCTCTCGGCAATCGATGTCAAACGCTCGTCAGTCAGCATTTTCAGAATTATCCTCCATGTCTAATAAAACTGTGCGTTCACCGGCTATCCAGCCGCAGTCTGGGCAAGGTGTAAGCGCCTTCGATTCGGCATCCTTGAGAGCGGCCCGCGATTCGGCCAACTTGGCGGTGAGGGCGGCGTTCTCTTCACACTTGTTGGCCCACGCCATGTTCGCGGCCAAAAGCTCATTGGCGAGTGTGGCGAGTTTGGCGTCGGCGTCGGCGACCATGTAGTAAGGGCCATCTTTGCTGCGAAATTCGACATCGTTGAGCGTGTCGTATCGCGGTATCTCGCTCATGGCTGCACCATTCCTTTCGTCAGATCTTCCAGGGCTTGCTGGAGACGGTCGAGAGTGCGTGATAAGCGGCAATGATGGATAGTCCTTCTAGCAACATTCAGCCCTTCGCCAATAGAAGATTCGAACTTATCGGACCCAGCATAGGAATTGATCTGCAATGCCTCTATCTCCGCTCTCAGTTGCCGTATCTCTTCCTCGCGGGCAGCCGTCCACTCGTAGGCGGCTTGCCATGCGGCGGCTTCTGTGTCACACGCCTTCATACGACCTACGCCCACAATAAGAACACGCCACCCGTACTCATACTCATCCTCACCGATAAGTCCTTCGTATAATTCAGCCCTCTTCCACCGCGCTCTTACGTATGCTTCCTGCTCCTGCTGGTTCATTTGCGTCCTTTCTGCTCCCGGCCCGCTGTGCGGTGGAGGCTACCGGCCAAATAGTAGAAACATGCCTATTGCGAGGAAGAGCCCGACAAAGAACCCACTCACCGCACCCACGCTGAACCCATTCCAATACTCCGACATCGTTCTCCTCCGCGCCGTTGGCGCTAGTTGTGATGTGTTAGTAAATCCTGTGCGCCAGCGAAACCAGCCAGTGCCACTGACCTGCGAGTACCTGAACCAGCGTGATGCCTGGTTGCTGATCTGGAAAGGTCCACTATGGCGACTATGGCGACTCGCATAAGTGGCGTTGATTGCTGCTTGTGCTGCGATTATCGGAACGAAACCCATCTAAACTCCTCCTTCACCCGCCCGGTGCCGCAAGCAAACACGCTAGAACTTCCCCAAAGGATCATCTTCCTCGACGGCGCGCTGCCTGGGCTTGCTCTTACCCTCGGCCGCCGCTAACCTGGCCATCAGCATCCGTGTCCGGTTGGCTGCCGCAGCCAGCTTATTCGATTTCTCCAGCCGCGACAACACATCCTGCCGGGCCAGAGGGTGAACCGTGTTCAGGTACGCCAGCAGAGCCGTGTACTCGGCCACGGTCAGTTCCCCTTTGCGGTCGTTGTCCTGGGCGCATGGGTAATCGAGATTGTCGAGTCCCGAAGATCCACCGCGGCCGAGTGGCGTACCGTGGTCAACGTCGCACTCCGCCAGTGTAAACCAGCGATTACAGTACCGGCACTGTATCGGCCCGTCGTCGTTTCCGCCTTGGACCGAGAGAATGTCTCGCCGGAACTCGTACAGGTTGAATGACGGCGCCGGGAGTCCCTTCTTCTTCAACCGCTCGCACATATTCCGGTAGCGGCTACCGGTGATTTCCATCCACGACTTATGCGCTTCCTTGGGGAAGAGAGTTCCGGCCTTGATTGAGCTTTTCATGCTTCAAACATCTCCAGCGTATTCTTCCGGGCCCGCATCGTCTTCTGCCTGGTGCCGTTGCGGTGCTCGCGGTCGTACATGTTGTGATGCCACTGGCAGGCGGCTTTCAGGTTGCCGTCTGCGCAGTTGGTTGGATCATGGTCGAGGTGCATTACCGTGAGAATCACCTTAGAACCCGTGATTGGATGCCGCTCCCCGTGTTTGGCTTGGCAGCGCCGCTCAATGTCTGGAGAGTCGTCTTCCTGATCCCATGCGTCTACCCATTCGCACTGACTTTGCGCCCGCTCAAATCGGATACGCTTGCTGATTGCAGGCCAGTCCTTCGGGTACAGAGAGCGATTTTCTGGGCGTATAGGCATGGTATTACGCTAGCTCTTTTCCAGGAGCGAGATGAGCCGACGATAGTATTCATCGCGCTCTGTTTCGGACCACTCATGCATGAGTTCTTCAAGGCATAGAGCACACACCGGATATGGCCCCGCCCGGTTAAGAACGATGTTCTCTCCGTGAACACAAGCTCGCCAAGATTTACGCGCCAGCCAAAATACGAATCTCGCGTACAACTGCTGATACCAGCGTTCCATACTTCCCATCCTCATCAGTCTCGGTCGAACTCTTCTAGCGCCTTCTTCCAAATGCGAATATCCGCCTCGTACTCCTCAATGCAGGATTCCGATTCGGCAATCACGGCGCGCGCGTCATTGCAGGCCAGTCCTTCGGGTAGAGCGCGCGGTTTTCAGGGCGGATTGGCATGGCTACCTCCAGTGGATGATCTGGCCGTTAAATTCGACGATTGAATACCTGTACCCATTGGCACGTTTTGCTTTGCCGTGAGCCTTGATCCAGAACCACCGCATTTGGTTCCAATCAGAGAAACCGTCGGCTTGCGCCAAGGCTTCCATCTCTGATTGTTCCAATTTCTGACCGTCCAACACGACAACCTCGTCTTTGAGTTGGCAGGCCGATGCAATGAAGACAATATGTATCTGAATCGAGTAGGTCTTCGTGCAGACGACCGGCTCCGGCAAGATACGAAATGCTCCCTTGTGCCGAAGCCCGGTGTAGAGATAGAGGTTATCCCCGGCCTTGACGGGAATCCTCCGCGTGGAGCGAATAGTGTGGTGCTTCCGTCCGCTCCGAATAGGTTCAACGAACTGCTCTTTGAAGTTGAGTAACGCCATGGCTCACGCTACCGGTGTCGACGCCAGCATCCTGACGTGGGTTGTGCTGATTTCTGCTTCCATGGACTCGTCGAGGGCAACAAAGCACGTCCCCGGCTTGTGGGACACGCGCTCGTCCACGGTCGCCATGAGGATGATTGCCTGGTCCAGTTCGGACTCGTAGACCAGCCTCAGCAGCGCCACGGAGTCATCGCCGATGATGGTCTCGGAGTCGTCGAGGATCACGAAGTTCCATCCGGACACCACGGCCAGTGCCACGGAGAACGCATTGGCAAACCGCATCTTCTCCGAGCGAGAGAGTTGATGGAGTTGCGCCGCGTACCGGCTGCCCAAGCGCTTGACAACGAAACTCCAGGGTTCGATCGACAGTGCGCACTCATAGCCCCACTTGGCCAGAGCCACGTTGATCCGCTGTTCAAAGCTCCCGATGTGCTGGGCAATCAGTTCCGCCTTCACGCCCTTCGGTCCAAAAAAGGCAACCAGCCGCTCCAGCCGGGCGAGTTCCGCATCGAGCAGCGCCTTGGCCTTGTTCGCCTTCTCCGCATCGGCCTTGAGAGCATCGGCCCGGTTGGCTGCTTCGAGAAATCCGGTGCCGCGCTGGATGCGCCCGTCGAGGTCGGCCAACTTCTCGTTGAGAGACTCAGGCTTCGGCAGTACGTCGGGGTTGATCTTCTCGGCTTCCTCGGTTGCGCTCTTGACCTGGCGCTCGAGATCCGCGATCCGCTTGTCGATGCGCTGGAGGTCTTGCTCCACCGTCTTGGCTGCATCGAGTTTCCGCTGCGCGCCGGCGGGATCGCCCATACCCCTACGCTCGTCCTGGGCGGATCCTTGTTGCTCGGTGAGCTTCGCAATGGTCTCAAGGATGGGTACGCCAATGGCGTCGATCACGTCTTCCGTGATGGCTTGAAAGCAGGTTGGGCATTTGGGGGTCTTGCCCAGCGTCTGCACTGCCTCCAGTTGGCGCTTGTACGCGGCGACAGCGGTTGACCGGGTGAGGATGTCGGACTCCAACTGAGCAGCCCTCTCTGCGCCCGCGGCCTCGCTCTCCAACTTCTTGATGGCAGCCTTGGACAAAGCAGCCGCGGCGACCGTCTCGCGCTCCTTCTGCTCGTTGACGATCTTCGCCTGCGCCTCATTCGCCTTCTGCAGAAAGTTGGTCTTCTTGTGCTCGGCGGTGGCGATGGCGTTGGCGAGTTCGTTCTTCTCGACCGCTACAGATGTGCGCTCGTTCTGCCGCTGGTTGAGCGTAGCCCGTACCTCGTCGATTGGTGGACCGTCGTACTTGCCGGAATCCTGGGGGGCGCGCCAGTCCTTGATTGAGCGGTTGACCTCCGTGCGGGCCTTGAAAGCCTTGTCATAGGCGAACTCGATAATGCTGAAAGGCGTGCTGTTCCAGTCCGGAGTGATGCGCGAGTTGTGCAGGTCGGACTTGATGTTCTCCGGCCATGCGTAGGTGGACGGCAGGATGATGGCGGCCAGGAGCTTCTTCTGGTCAGCCGGGCTGCTCTGGATGAAGTAGTTGTTATCGCAGAGGCACGCGAGGACTTCCTTGTCGGCCTTCATATCCTCAGCCAGTGCGACAGGGCTCCAGCTCTTGTCTGCCGGGTTGCGCCGGGTGACGTTGAGGCCAGAGCGGGCGGAGAGCGATGCGCGGAGTTCGACGGGAACGCCGTCCAGGTCGAGTAGCAACTCGATTGCGCCCAGTTCTTCGTTGAACCTCAGCAGGTCCGTCTGCTTGCGTTCCTTGGTGCCTTCGGTCACGTCGCACCCGCCGGTGAAGGCGAACTGGATGGCGTTCTGCAGGCTGCTCTTGCCGGCGTGGTTTATCGCCGAGACAATGTTGATGCGGTTGAATTCTATGGTTGTGTCCTTGTGGGACCGGATGTTTTCAATGTGGGCTTTCGTGATTCGCATTGTGGTGTTTCCTCCGTTTGGTTCATGTTGAGTTTCTGTTCGTATTCGATCCGGCAACGCAGTATATGCGCCGCGTCCGACCGGGCCATCGGTTCATGGCAGTATGGGCAGATCAACCTGAGACTTCTTTCAGTGCTTCCTCGCGGGCGCGGTTGAGTTCGGCCATGGCTTCATGGCTGCCGGTTGGAGTGTCCGGGTGCGCTTTCTTCGCCAGCATCCGATACTGGTCCTCGATATGTTGGCGGTTGGCGTTTTCGGTGGTGCCTAAAATCTCGGTCCAGTGGCGGCCGGTCTTCTCCGGCAGGGCAGCAAAGCCCCGGAATGTCCGCTCCTGCACCTGGGCTCCGCCGTGGCGCTCGATGGCCCGCATGGCCTCCAGTGTGGCCGCAACGGCCCCAAGGTTGTCCGCAACAAGCGTGTAGATGTCGATGGCCATGCACTGCATCTGCCCATCGCGGCCCTTGCGCCAGTAGACGGCGACGCCCTTGTCTGATGGTTCAGGTTCACCAGAGCGCGGTAGACCGTCCAGCCGAGTGCGGACGTTGGTGGAGATGATGACGTCTTGGTAGCTAATGTTCATCTTCTCCAATTCCGTCATCACGCGGCCAACGCCATCGGAGATTGTCAGCCATCGCTTATCGCGCTTGAATCGCGCATCCCTTTGTTGATGGGTGGGAGTCCTGCGCCAACCATCCGGCCAGCAGAGCGGAAATCTTGTCAGCATCGCTACTTCCCTCCTTTACAGTTCATCAGCCATTGGAACTGGCACTTCGCGCAGGTGACGTGCAGGTGCTCCTCGAAGATGCCGAAGCACGGCACGTTGACCGGCGAGACGCCCATCTGACCGTTCAGGAGATTCATGGTGGGCACATGCACCTGAGAGTTCTGGCTGCCCCTGCAATACGCCAGTCCCTGCGCAGCGCGGCCCCATGCGGCCATGATGCGGCGCAGGATTGGGACGTGCGCCCCGAGGCTCCCATTGCACTTGGGGCACGTCGGGTAGGCGGTGAATGGGTGGACGATTTGAACGGAGACCTTGAAGTCTTCGTCAATCTGCTCGTGGTTTTCGTAGATCATTCCAACTCCTCTGCCTCTTCCAGCTATGCAATCGGGCTTTGCATTGATTCGAGCACGTCCTCTTCATAGCCCTCATTTCAAGGATTGTCCCCGGACACCATGGGAATAAGTTCTTGCACCACTCGCAGCGTATGTTGAGCACGGGAAGCGGCCCGGTGAAGTACCCGACTTTGGCTGGCGACTTCCCGCGTAGCGGCATGGCCTAGTTGAACCTGCTGCCCGGCTTGCGCCTGGTCGTCGCTGGCGGCTCGATGTGCGCGTGCTTCTCCGGCTGGCCCTCGCTGGCGTGGAACCCCGCCAACTGCTTTGGTCCGCTCTTGGCCGCAGGCGGCACGACAACCACGCGCTTGCCTGGCGGCGGCTGGGTCAGCACAGGTCCGTTGCTCTCCTCGTCATTGTCCTCATCTTCCGCCTCTCCGCTCAGGTCCAGAGAGCCTTGCGCCTTGACGGCTTCGAGGAAGAATTCGGAATGAATCGTATCCCACTCCCACGCGCGGAGTTCGGGAGTCGCCGGCAAGTAGATCAGGAAGTCCAGCGACACAGCGCGCTTGTCGCCAACCCCATCGGCCACCATCGCAAACTTGTGGAGCAGTGCGCCATTGATGGAAACGACGGGCTCGACGTTAGCGGCGGTTGAGAAGATACGGACGCCCATCGAGTCAAACTCCACGTCGATGCTGGCCCGGTTGGTTGCCGCGTCCTGCTTTTCCATCACGTTGAGCTGGTTCTGAAACTGGATAGGGATGCCCAGAACATCGGTGTTGCTCAGGGGCATAGTGACGGAGAGTTTCATCCGGCGCTCTTTCCCTTTGCTGCGAAGGAGCTGCGACGACAGCAAGGTTGCTGAACGGCGGCGAGCTCCAAAGAAATCACTTAACTTCCTTGCTTGCTTTCCCATGATTCTCCTTTATTTGGTGCGTGAAAATTCGCCAAAATACTTCTCTGCTGCCTTGCGGTAAGCCTCCTGAGCAAGTTCGGGAGTAGCAAAGTATCCCAGATTTATACCCTTCCCCTGTGGGGCGATCATCGCTCTCCATTTACCAGTCGGCTTATAGAAACCTACGCCCTTGATCCCACATAGGTTGCTCTTGCGCACCCCAGAGTTAGCTGCATTTTGAGAGGACGTAGCGATTCGTAGATTTCCCTCGACGTTAACGAGGGTCAATGCGGGTTCCCTATGGTCACCTTGCCGCCGATCACCTTTCTGGAGCCCTAGAATGTGACGATGCATCAACACCGTGCCAGGCCCATTTATTGCGTGGCAGGTACTGCGCGCGGCGTAGAAATGGACACGCCCGCGCTTTACGGCCTTTAGCGCGAACCACTTCCATTTATTGAGATCTTCAAAGTTTTTAGCGTCCACTACGGCGCACATGCCGCGTGTCAACGGAATCGTGCGATAATTTGGCTCGTGGGGTGTCATGGCTGCCCTCCTATGGCGGCTGTGAATGAGCCGGGTGCGGAAACATCCGGCTCCCCCATTGTAGCAAGACTTCCGCAATTTATTCGCCTTCCCGTTCCCTTTGCTCATCGTCAGGGTCGTCGTCCGGCTGGTGCAGTGCCAGCTTCACCTTCGTGACCTTCCGCGTGTTATCCATGACGGCCTGGTGGATGATGGCGCGCTTGCCAGCCTTCAACGGTGCTTTCAGGCCAGTGCTGGAGATGTTGATTCCCTTGAAGAGAGGGGCATCGTCGGGAGCCACGCCGAACCAGTCTGCGAGAGCATCGACAATCGGCATCCTCGGTTGCCCCTGGTCGTCACGAATCACCACCTTGCGGTTGGCGTCCATTTCAAACAGCGGAAAGACTTCGCTCTCGGTCGCCTTCTTGCCGAAGAAGTACCGCTCGCCTGTGCCATCAACATACTCGATGGGCTCGCCAGTCGCCTCAAGAGCCTCCTTGAGAATCTCCTTGGCCTGCTTCATCGCGCGGGTGAGGTACACGAGCCTCTTAGTCCACTGGAGCGGATCACGGCCGGCGTAGGGGTTCACGGCGGGGTCAATGGGGCAACCTTGATTCAGTAGCGGGCAGTAGAGGCATTGCTTGGACGGGATCGCCTCGGCGCGCTCGGGGTGCTCGTGGATGGCCAATTGCTTGGCGCGCCAGTGCTCCAATGCTGACATCAGCCGTGGAAGATCCGCGCGGGTGTATTCGGCGGTGCGCTCGCAGTTGCGGTACCGGACGAAGCGGAACCGGAAGGTGACAGATTCAATGAACGGGTTGAGCATGAACCAGGCGACGGCGTACTCATCGCTCTGCTCGTCTGGCGCGTCGAATGGCCTGATCGAAGACTTCCAATCGTCGATGAATCCTGCGTTGCCATCCAGCAGACCAATGTCGATGGTTCCCTGATAAGCGATTCCGTGGTTCGCCGCCCAAGTTTCCTTCTGCTCGCGGGTCCAGTTGTCGGACTCCCTCGGGATCTGCATGGGTCGAAAGTCTTCATTCAGGCAGAACCAAATCTCCGTGCCGACAACGTGCTCGAAGTCCACAACGTAGTTGTCTCGGACACCTTCGAGGATGGCGAAGGCCTCGGCGCCAACCAATGCGGCGATGCGGTCGAAGGCGGTCCAGTCGCCGGGAACCTTGTTGGCTACGCAGTGGTCGGTATATGCGGCGGCGACCTCGTGGACCTCTGTGCCGCGGTCGCTGGGGCCGGACGGGGGAGGCTTGAGGCCATCGATCACGATAGCCTTGTAGCTCCTTGGGCAGCCCAAGGTTTTCACCAGGGACTGCGATAAGGGCGGGGCGGGGCGAATCTTTACGAGTTGCGTCATTCGGTGTCTCCTGCTGCTCGTTGCTTGTTGTCGATCGCGGTGTCGGGAACCTTCCCCGTGCCACCACAGTTGATGCAGCGCCGCGTGTAGATCACGTTGACCGTTGGCATGTAGGTGTGAGGACCACTCCTCTTCAACAGGCCGAGTCCGTGACATGAGGGGCATTGAATCAAAGCGTCCTCCCGAATCTTGAATCCCCTGCCGCTTCCCGCTTTCACGACTTACTTTCGCTTTGCGATTTCTGTCGTAGCTTGAACGGCGGCAGGGGTCTTTGGCGGCGACGGAGGGCACCGCCAAACTGGTTAAACTAATATCTCGCTTCGATCCCAGCGACCTTAACTTCAAAGCGATACTTGAGGGTCTCCTGGTTCGCAAAGGCTCCCACCATGCCCAGCGCAAGCTGTTTGATGAGTGGCGAGTTTTTCTTCTGGAGTTCCTTGCAGATGAGCATGGACATTTCTTCCTTGTGCTTCTCGACCTCGGCGGTAATCTGCTCCTTGATCACCTTGGTGATGACACTGCCAACCGCCCAATCAAGCCAAGGAACCGTCTTGTCGGAACTATAGGAAGGGGGGTTGCCGTCCTCCTTCACGCGGCGGGTCACTATTTCATTGATGAACTTTTCGATCAAGAAATTCTGTGCGCCGAAGGCTTGGGCGACTGCGGCTGAAACGTGAGCCTGTAGGATCGGCTCGATTACATCTCGTGGAATCTGGAAAGTGGGATTGTCTGCCATGGTGTTGCCTCCGTGGTGAATGTGCTGCCGAGCCCGCTGCGCGCGCCCCGTAACTGCGTCCACGCCACATGGAGCACATAATTACCGGAACAGCGGGCTCGGCAAAACATCTGCCGTCTTGCTTAAAACCAGTCCTTGCCTTTTGGTTCTTCCTTAGAGAACAGCCCGTCAATAGGGCCAGTAGTCGCGCTTGTTTCTTCCGTGGAGGATTGTTGGTTCTCGGGGTTTGTTGCCAGATGGTCGGCGACCTGCTCTGGAGTAGGGTTTGCCGGTGGCGCTTCCTGCTGCCGGTTCCCTCCGCGCCTGCGCGTGGTCGCCTGCTGCTGTGCCGGCTGTTCCTGCTGGCCCTGGGGCGGCGCGCTGGCGGCTGCTGGCGCGGGAGCCTTCTCGGTCGCCGGCTGCCCCTGCGTCCCCCGGCTGGCCCGCTGCTGCTCACTCTTGAGGTAGGCCAGACCGTCAGTGATCTTCCCGGTGTAGTTCTGCCGAAACATATTGCGCTTGGAATCGTCCCAGTTCAGTTTCTGCATGATCCCCTCGGCCTCGGCCCAGTCTGGAGATGGACCACCGCCAGCCAGGTCGCCGCCGAGCGCCATATCGATCGTCAAGTTCTGCTTACCCTCACCTGCTGAATTGTCCAACTCCGCCGCGTCGCGCAACTCCACAGACGACGGCAGGTACTTGATGACCTGGAGCAGCGCCACCTTGCGGCCGTACATCTCGAGGTTGTTCTCGTTCTGCTTAGCGTAGTGCCGGTCGCCGACCTTGTTGTACTGCCGCAGGTGCTTCTCGACTTTTGACCGGCTCCAGACTTCGATGATCGGCCACTGCGCTTCCTTGACCCAGCCAACTGCGTAGATGTGGGTGAAGTTTCCTTCGTCGTCGTCGCCCGGCTCATGCTCCAACTTGGGATTGGACCCAAGACGGTACTCGAAAAAGTCTCCCGGCCTTACCACGCCAGTCCATGCCGAAGACCGGCCCGCGCGCGACACCAAGTCCATCAGGCCTTTCCAGCCCGGTACCAATGTGCATACGCCAGCATAGGGCACCAGGTAGCACTGGCCGTTGACGCCTGGCTCAAGGCCAAGCTGCGCGGCGGCCATGATCGAACCCATGAAGGACTCGAAGGAGCAGTCAAACAGTTTGGGGTTTACCCGGAGTTGAGTGAGCGCAATGCGCGCCATCCGGTCAGGAGTCATGTGCCGAGGTAGTGCCCGCTCAATCTCGGGCTTGAATTTCTGGATCTCGGCATAGATTGTTTTGGGGTTGATTGCCAGTTCGTTTCCCATTGCGGTGATTCCTCCGTGTTTCGATGTTCCCGGTTATTGTGTGTAACTACAATGAATTGAGTTGGACAGCCTTCTTGTACCTCTCTTCGAGGATCTCGCGCACCAGGCTCCCAACATCCATCTTGCGCTTGAAGGCTTCAGTCTCCAACTCGGCCCGCGTGGTGATCGGGATGCGCACGCTCTGAGAGACGGTCGGAGTTTTAAGTCTCGGTCGGGACATTGGGTTCAACCTCCTCGATGTGTCCATCATTGGGCACGGCGTCCATGCGCCGCTGGAAAGAGAACGCAACCGCATCGGCCTGAGTGTTCGGTGGGCTGCTCAGGAGAAAGGCGATAGCCTCCTCGCCATCCATCGTCATAATCACCGCGGCGAGTTTCAAGGCTGGCACTTCGATCGTGATCTCCCATGCTTCGGGGGTAGTGTCGCCCTCGACGGGCTCCGGCGCCGCGATGCCGCAGATTTCGCGGACACGCTCGGAACCGAGCTTGTACTGCTTCATAATCGCGTTGATGCCGACGCCGGCTGCGTGGCACTGTCTGACTGCTTCCTCGTCCACTGGGTCTCTCGGTCTGGGCATTGTGGTGTGTCCTGGTGAAATGTGAATGTGCGGGCCGAGCCCTGAGCGGCTCAATCTGCGTCCAGGCTTCAACCTGTAGACACCCGCACATCTCCCCGCGGCGAGACGGGAAGCTGGTTAAACTGTGATGCCTGAGTTATTGAGTTCGCGCTTCAATTCCTCGGCACGCAGGCGGTGATAGTGGTACTCGCGCGTAACTATGCCACGAAGATCGTCAATCTCTTCGGTGTAGTCGTCTTGTGACTCAATCATGGCTTTGATTTGCGCTTGTGCGGAGATGAGTTCCGTGGCGAGGCGTCTGGTGGCGTCGGCTGCAGACTCTGCGGTGTTGGTGGTTTCTGGTGGCTTGGGCGGGGTCTTACGCATTTCGGTCCTCCGGTGGTACGACTTCACTATAAGCGTAGTTGATTACAAAGCGCAACATGAAAAGCAAAAAGGATATTTGAGCAATGTTGCACACTTTTGGCGATGTGGTATAAAGTGGGAAGCGGTCGGAGACGGGCGGCGCTCGACGATGACTGTGGTGACCTGGGCGACGGCTTGGGTCCGGAAGTGGCTGGGGGATGTCCTCAAGCATCCCCCGCCAGCCTCACCTTGAGGGGGAAAGTGAAACTCATCGGAACGGAAATCTGGTCCTGCGGCGGCGGCACACAAAGCGGCGCCATCGCTGTGCTAATCGGGCAGGGTAAGCTCCCGAAGCCTGACTTATGCTTTATGACCGACACTGGCCGGGAGAAATCCTCCACATGGCCCTTCGTCGATAACTTCATCCGTCCTCACATAGCTAAAGTCGGCTGCGAGTTGGTTGTCGTTCCGGTAGCCTCGTTCGTCTCGGAAGACTACGCAGGGTTAAAGAGCGCCAACGGGACCATACTGCTGCCTGGGTTCACTTCGCAGAGTGGTGAGATGGGCAAATTAAGCGGGTTCTGCTCCGGCAAGTGGAAGCGGGATGTCGCCGAGCGATATTTCCGCTCACTTGGCATCCAGACGGCGGTGAATTGGCTGGGCATCAGCGTGGACGAGTTGCGCCGCGTTCGGAACCAGCATCGCAACTGGCTTAGTCTTCGCTACCCGCTCGTGTTTGAAGTTCGCATGAGCCGGATGGATTGTGTCGAACTTATCCGGTCAACCGGCTGGATGGGTCCAATACCCCACTCCGCCTGCTGGATGTGTCCGAACCTTGCCGACAACGAGTGGCGGGAAATGAAGCAGGACTGGCCCGAGGACTTCGCCAAAGCCTGCCAGGTGGAGCGGGAGTTGCGCGAGGGCGACCCGCACTTTTGGCTGCATCCATCATGCAAGCCACTGGACACGGTTGACTTCGATCTCCAACACACGATGTTCTCAGATCGCGGCTGCACTGGTGGGTGCTTCACATGAAATGGATTAAGCATATGACAGAGACGGTCGACGACGAGAAGATTGCCAGGCTCGTCAGTCCCGGCGGCATAGAAGGCTTGGCGCGTTACGGACTCTACTGGCGCGTGAACGAAATCATCGCCCGCCAGATGGGTAATTCTGACAATAATTGTTCGGTCTGCTACCCGGTCTCAACATGGTCTCGCTTGCTGTTCACTCGTGGGTCACTCGTATTCTCAGCCCTGTCGAGATTGGCAGTGACAGGGGAGCGACCGGGTAGTGACAGCCTAGTGACCGTGGAGCGAGAGGGTGATGAAATACGAGTGACAAATCGTAACTTGTTGAAATATAGAGACGAATACTCTAAAAAGTCCAGACAACCTCAGGAGAATGTACCTCCTAGAGGGAGAGGGAGAAGGAGAACACATACAGAAGGAGATGGAGAAGGAGAAAAAGGGGGAGAAAAAATCCCCGACCCGCCCCCCCCTCCCCCGCCACCTCCATCCAGCGTGAAGGGTGGTAAGCCATCCGTCGGGGCCGAGGGTGAACTCATGGCGGCGACCTACCTGCTCGAAGAGATTGGCATGGTTGCCACCTTCCGAGATGTCGAGCTGGTCGCAGGGGTGATCCGGTACGCTGCTCGGGACGCACACTGCGACATCCAGGAAGCGACTAAGCAACTGACCGTGTGGGCTAAGGCCGCAATCGACCGCGGCGAGCTTGTGAATGTGTTTTGGTTCAAAGATCGAAAATTCATGCAAACAGGAGGAAAGAACCATGTCAACGGAAATGGAGTTAAGCCCAGCATCGATGAGCAAGCAAATGCTCACCTACGCGCAGCTCTTCGCAACGAGGGAATCGAAGACGGCCCAGATCAAGCGGGCGACCACGCGCCTCGGGGTGGCGACCGGCAAGGCCCTAAGCCCGGCAACCCTGGAGATTTGGGCGCAAAACCTGCAATCGTACTCGACGGAAAGGTTGATTGGGGCATTTGAGCGCGCCGAGGGCGAGGTAGCAGCCTTCCCGTCCGTGGCGCACCTGAAAGCGTATCTCGACCAGGCGGAGTTCGACGACGAGTTCTCGACAGTCCTGCGCGGTATGCCGATACACGGGCCGGACTGGAAAGACAAAGAGGGCTGGCAAGATCCGGACAGGTGGGATTTCCACTCCGCCGAAGCCATCGCGCTGGGCGACCGCATCAAGGTCATCGGCAAGGTGCATCCACCGATCCCGGCGCCAGTGCTCTCGCCGCGGATGGTGAAGGCCCTTGGGCTGTTCGGGGATACCGGGAAGATGCGCGACGGGTTGATCCGGCTCAATCGGGACTCGCCGGCCTTCTGGACCGGAGACACGGAGCGCAACATCGGCGATCACTCGCGGCTGGCGTCGCTGATTCGCAAAGACCTGTACGCTTGCTGGCTCAGGTCATGAACCCGCCCGCCCCGAACCACGACGCAATCCGCCTCCAGTTGGCGCTCATCACCGCGTACCTCAAGGAGTTTGTATGGAAGAGAAACCCAAACATTCCGGCGGGCGGCCTTGTGAGCCGGTAAAAGAGGCATGGGCTCTTCGTTTTGGCTTGTGTACTTTCAGGCAGTGGCGGCTGCTTACGCCGTTGTTGTGCTGGCAACTCTGCCAATGCCGCTCCGACGAGGCGCGCCGGCTGATTCTCGGAGTGGGCCTCAAGGACGACTTTCAACCGCAATAGGTCACCGCATGACCCACCACGACAAGTTCCTATTCCTGATCCCGCCAGGCGCGAAGACGCGCACGGACTGGCGCGGTCGCCCGCCAGCAGAGACGACACACTGCAACGGCGAGCACTGCACCGTCGAGCTGCCCAAAGAGAAAAGTCCCGGCAGCCTCAAGATCGAGTGCCGGGACTGCCCTGCGTGGGCGATGGTGGAGGTTCAGGGTTCGGTTGACGATCCGAGGACGTTCACGATGCCCTGCGGGCGCGTTCATCAAAGCCTACCTCGAAGCGCGGCGTCGCTTCTGAACCTTCTTCACCGGCTTAGGCTGCCGTGCTCCGCACCTAGGGCACGGCTGGCGCCGCTCTCTGGCCCCAAGGTTAAGCCCGCAGCCCACACATGGACGCATCACCTTGGGTTTCGAATGAGCCAGCGCCCCGCGACGCCGGCCCGTCTCCGAGTGGAGAAGCGGGCCGGGTATCGAGGTCAGATCCCAATCAGGAGTCCAATCGGTCATTGCGCAACCCCGTCGAACAGGCCGAGCTTCATTGCGATTACGACCAGGAACAGCGCGAGAGACACGATGCCGGCGCCGCACACTGTCCATTCCATCAAGGTCAGGAAACGCCGGTAGGGATACGACGAGGGTTGAGACTCTCTTCTCACATCAGCCCCCAGACCTGCAATTGGTGGCACAGGGCCCAGCACCCAAGCACTTCCAGGCACGCGACCAGAGCGCACCCGAGGATGAATGCTGTGTCGGTGCCGCGGGAGGAGTAGGTTACCAGCTTGTCGCAAGCGCACGGATCGCACTCGCACTGTGGGCAGGGATCAGAAGCGTAAAACGTGGACGGTGCTACTTTTACTTGCTGCATGATGTTTTTCCTTTCATCGCGATGCGCTCAGGCTCTTGCGGCCGTGTTACGAAATAGCTCAAGCGCTCAAGAATCCACGCAAAGCAGACAGCGGCTATCGGGATGGCTAGGCTCATCGAACCTCCGTACCGGGCGCCACAGTCTCGCCATGATGCAAGCGGCCGTAGCAGTCGCAGTTCATCGGCGCCGGATGGCCGCAACGCACATACCGGCCATTGCGCACCCATGCCTGGTTCGTGTAGTCGAAGCCGTTGAGCAGCTCCCTGGCAGCCAGAGCGGTGAGAGCCACGAGGTTGATCTCGACGCTCAGGGCCTCATCGGTGTCGGCCAGGATCGTCTTGGCCTGCTGGCTGATGGTCAGGTGCTTGGAGTCGCAGCCAGCGTGGTGGTCGGCACCGATGCCGCCGCAATCGGGGCAGTCGGAATCGTCGGTGAAGGATTGAACTGTGTAGTCGTCGGGGTTCGGGAGCGAAGCGCGAAAGCTCTCCGCCTCATGGTGGCTAGCAAACTCGCCCGTATCAAAGCGACCGCTCTTTTTGAATTCGCCCGCCGCGTCAACCACTGCAAAGATTGTGTTTGTCATTGTGATTCCCATTGGTGTTTCCTCCGTATCAGTCGTTGGTTGATGGTTGCAGGTAGGAGATAAATATCTCGCGCTGTTTCGCCCGAGCAGCGGCCCAAGCAGCGTCCCAAGCAGCGTCCCAAGCAGCGTC